TTGAAGCAGGCTCGTTTGTCTTTAAACACTACAGATGCCAACTACAGGCAGACACTTGAACAGATAAACCAAGCCATCGCCAAGCACAACCAAGCCTTGCAGCAAGCAGGAGTACAATCGCAGCAACTGGCCACACGCCACCGGAACCTAATGGATACGGCTGGGCAATTAAGCCGTCAGCTTGCCTTGGTGTTCTCCGTATCACAGATTGAAGGGTATATCAGTAAGTTGGCAAATGTACGTGGAGAATTTGAATTACAGCAGCGTTCCTTGGAAGCCATTTTACAGAATAAAGCGCAAGCAGACCAGATATTCAACAAGACCGTCCAACTTGCTGTAAAATCGCCATTCCAAATTAAGGAATTGGTTACATTCACAAAACAGCTTGCAGCATACCGTATTGAATCGGATAAGTTATATGACACGACAAAACGACTTGCCGATGTATCCGCTGGTTTAGGTGTTGATATGGGCAGACTTATTCTTGCTTATGGGCAGGTCAAAGCGGCAGCGTATTTGCGTGGTACGGAAGTTCGTCAGTTTACGGAAGCAGGTATCAATTTGTATGGAGAATTGCAACGCTACTTTGAAGAAGTTAAAGGCGAAGCATATACCACTGCCCAAATTGTGGATATGATTTCAAAACGAAAAGTAACCTTTGAAGATATTGAGAACATCTTCAAACGGTTAACTGACAGCGGAGGATTGTTCTACAATATGCAGGAAATTCAAGCCGAAACTTTGCAGGGTAAAATTTCCAACTTGAAAGACAGTATTGATGTGATGCTTAACTCTATCGGTAAGGCTAACGAAGATACACTGAAAGGTTCTATTGATTCTATTAAGGTATTGATTGATAATTGGGAAACAGTTGTCGAAGTGGCAAAAGCGTTTGGCATTGTAGTTGGTTCAATGGTTTTACTCCCTAAGATAAAAGCCGCTGCAAATGGAGTTAGCTTGCTTTCCTTTGCTTTTACAAAAGCAGAAACCGCATTACGTTCTTTGGGATTAGCGTTCAAAACATCATTTCCGTTAATAGCACTTGGAGCGGCTTTACAACTTGTTAATGAGTTGTGGAATGTGCATTCTCAATACAACAAAATGTTACGAGAAAGTAGCAATAAATATTATACAGCTCAGTTAAGAATAGGAGAAATAGACGAAATAGCTAAAAATGATACAAGAAAAGCGTTATCATCCCTTGTAAAAGAGATGAATAATGAAGGATTTGAAATAGAGATAAAGCCTAATATATCAGAAAAAGAAGCAAAAGAACAGTTTGAAGAGTATAAAAAACAATATACAGGATTCTTGGAAGATATTAGGAAGATTGAAGCCAACTATGCAGAAAACAGAAAGAAAGGATGGCTGATAGGTAATGATGATATTGAAACAGATTTAGACGAATACGAAAACGCTTTCTATGACTTTATAGCGAAGGGTAACAAAATACAAGCTGAATTATTAAGGATTTCAGAAGAATCAACCTCCTTAGGCAAAGGAGCAAAAGAATACATACAAGAACTAGTAAAAGGAAAGAAAGAAGGAGAGAATTTAATTGACTACTACAAAAGACTTGCAGACTACTTGGAGAAGTTACAGAATGGTGTTCTTTTTGCAGGTAAGAAAAGTTCTATCGCCAGCTCATTTCTTGGAACAAAGAAAGATTTGGAGAAAGATAAAGAAGAAGCAACTAAAGAAATACGTGAAATCTTTGATTCCGTAAATGATGAGGTAATAAAAGGTAATAAAACAAGAGAACAATTTAAGATTTTAATAGATAAAGGAGATTTTTCCAAACAATGGTCTGATATAAAGAAGCAACTTGCATACGATATATATAACTTGGGAGATATAAAAGTTCCTCTTAGACCAGGAATAAATCAAGAAGATCCTCAATCAAACCCCAAACATGAACGTGACATATTAGCAGAACGCATTTCTCTTATCAAAGAACTTAACAAGGAATACGAGAAGCTGAATAAGGTAATGGGCAGCGATAAGGCAGCTAAGACAGTCATGGAACGCTACGCATCCCAATTGAAAGATGTTCAGATGCCTAAAAATATCATAGGGGAAGCATTCTTGCCTAATAAGGAAAATACGGCAAAGGCTTTGCAGGAACTTGCAAAGATTATTACTGACTTTAGGAAGAAGATAGGAGCACAAAAAGATGCTAATGTCTTGTTTGACGAAAAGGATGCAGATGATTTTAAAAAGCAGCTAGACAAAACTAAAGATAACATTGAATCCATGTTCAACAGCTTAGACTTACACCAGAAGCTGAAAGATGCAGGACTGTCCGAAGCCGAAGTGCAGGCTTTGTTCCCCGGACTTGCCAAGACCTTGGACGATGTGCAGAAAGGGATTGAAGCAGAATATCAGAAGAAATTTCCGAAAGGCGAATACCTTATTGCTGATACCGATGCCAACAAGCAATATTTAGCAGACTTAAACAAGCTGAACCAGCAGCGTATAAAGGACAGTCAAGACCTTGTTATCGAACTGACTAAAGCTTATAAAACACAGCTTTCAGATCAGTTGCAGTTAGATATGTGGTATTATAAAGAAAGAAGCAAAATTTATACAAAGGTCTATGATGAACAAACAAAGACGTTTAAGGATGTGCTTACAAAAGAAATGCAAGAACAATACAGCAAAAATTTGAAAGCACAATATGACAAGAAATCGTCTGAAAATACATGGAAGGCATTTAAGGGTACAGATACCTATATGAATATGTTCGACAACTTGGAAAACGTTTCAACAAAAGCCATTGAGAATATGAAAGCCAAACTTGAAACGTTAAAAGAGCAGATGAAGAATCTTGATCCATCCCAGCTAAAGGAAGTAATGAACTTCTACAACAAAATGGATGAACAACTTTTTAAGAGAAGTCCTCTGGAATCGTTCTTAAAATCGTATGAAAAAATTAAAGAACTAAAGTCACAAGGTATAACAGAAGAAGGGCTTCTACAAAGAATTGCTGAGAATGACATTGAAAATACAAATTTGCAACAGCAAATATCTGACCTTAATACGATTATAGCACTAAAAAAAGAATCTATTGAAAAAGATTCTGTTGAATCATCATTTATTGAAAAAAACAAAGATCTTTATAACCAATCTATTTCCGTATTGGAAAGCATGGTTAAAGCAAAACAAGACACGATAAATGACAACAATAAGGAGAATGAAAATGCGAATAAGAATTTAAAATACTTCAAAGATGCAAGAAGCAGCCTTGAATACATGAAATCCGCCTGGGATTCTGTAAGAAATGCGGGACGACAGGCAATGGGAAGCATAGTGTCTATCCTTGAAACAATGGGAGAAGACACCGATAGTACAAGTATGAGGCTGTTAAACATGGTCGGAACTATTGGGGATTTAGTTATACAGGCAGTAATGTTTCAATTGCAATTAGGACTTTGTACAGAAGCGGCAAAAGAGATGGGTGTTGCCATGAATGCTGCATTAGGACCAATTGGATGGGTACTAATTGCATTACAAGCTGTAGCCACCATTCTTTCATCTATATTCGGCAACCATGACAAAGATTTACAAAAAGAAATAGAAGAACATGAAAGAAAGATAAAGAAGCTGGAACGTGAATACGACAAGCTAAAAGAGAGTATAGACAATGTATGGGATATAACAAAGCTACAAGAATATGGGAATGAACTTAATGAGAACATAAACAAACAGATAGTATCTCTCAATGCCATGATAGCCGCCGAAAGAGATAAGAAAGATACTGACTGGGACAAAATAAACGAATGGCAGGAACAGATTGAAGATCTCAGGGATACTTTGGCTGACAGTGCTAATGACATGATAGCGGAGCTTGGCGGTGTAGGTTCCGATGAAAATTTCAAAACATTGGCTGAGAATTTTGCATCGGCATGGTTGGAAGCGTTTCAAGAAACAGGGGATGGCTTGTCTGGACTTCAAGAAAGTTTTGATGATTTTATGGAAAACTATGTAAAACAACAGATACTTCTAAGATTATCTGACAAGTTCTTAAAACCTATGTTTGAAGAATTTGACAGTCTAATTGCAACAAGAACAGATATGGAGCAAGAGGATCAAGAAAGGTATTTTGAACTTCAAGCCCAAATAACCAAGCTAAGAAACACAGCCAATAATTCGGTTGTGAAAAGTGTCGCAAAAAAGGCAAATGCCGCTGCTGATGAGATAGAAAATAGTGAGGAATATAAAAGACTTCAAAAGGCATATACGGATTTTTTAAAGCCGAATGATATTAATACCGAAGCCATCAAAGACTGGTCTGACAAGATGAAGGAAGTGTTTGGTGAATATAACGAGGCGGCAGAAGAAATTTTTAACCAAATAGGATGGGGACCCGGAGGTAAAGCAAATCTGTCCGCTCTCACCCAAAGCATACAAGGTATAACAGAGACTACTGCCGAGGCACTTGAGGCATTACTAAACTCTATCAGATTCTTTGTAAACCAGCAAACTACTGATATAACAGCTATCAGAAATCTGTTAGAAGCTCGATATAGTTTAGAATCACAAGCTGAAACAAACCCCATGCTAATTGAATTGAAAGCGCAGACGGGATATTTGGAGATTATTTCAGATAGAATAGACCGTGTATTCGCACCAAATTCAAATTCAAGGGGAGCAGGACTAAGAGTATTCATAAGTGACTAATTAATTTAATACATTTAAATAATCATTCTGATGGTAAGAGATAGTATAACGACCCAAGCCATACCGGGTGGCTTCTCCGTAATAGTAAGCGGTTTTATAGCAGAATCATTGGAGCACATGATACCTTGGATTATTGTATCATTTGCAGTAGTGATATGTGATTTGGCTTTTGGAATAAGGAAAAGCCTTTTAATGGGCGAAAAGGTTCGTTTCTCTAGTGCAATACGCCGCACAATGGGTAAACTTGTAACCTACTTCGCCTTTGTTTGTATGGTTGTCATGATAAACATTGCATCCGGCAGCAAATGGGATATAGACATATACTCCTGTTTGTTAGTTTGCTTCATTGAATTTTGCTCTATCATATCAAATATATTGAAGCCCAAAGGATACAGCTTTAATATGCTTAAGGCGTTAGGTCTGTTTGGTAAGAAGGTGCTTGATGTAGAAAAAGAGGATATAAATGAAATAATAACAGAAAATAAAAAGGAGGAAAAGAAATGAGTTTAATTGATTTTATTTTTATTGCGCCTTTTGCACTTTATGCCATAATCTACGCATTTTCGGTAAAAGAATCCTGTAATTCCGATGAATCCATAGAAATATGACGTGCATTTAAGCGCTATTCTTAATACATATTCATGCCCGTTTAAATAGCTTTCTGGCGAACGCAGTAAAAGAAATGCAGCTGTCAATGTTGGCATAATAAGTATAGGTATTTCCATATTAAACCTGTATCGGGAACAAACGGAGCATAAACATAACAAACAAAAAGAATAATAAATAGATAATGTAGACGCAGATATGGCAAAAATTACTTGCAAATAAAGCTCTAAGGATTTAAAAGCAGGTATGTATAAATACATTATAGTAAATATTAATGGTAGTTGGATGAGAAAAGCACTGAACACATTTTTCTGTTCAGGAGTATAGCTTCTAATAAGTTCTGATAAGTCCATATTTTTTGCGACAAAAATAATAGTAATTTTATAATTTAAAGATAAGGAGGAAAAGAAAAATGGCTAATATTGAACATTTCATACCATTTCTTATAAAATGGGAAGCTGGTATAAGTAAGAAAAGCAATGAAACCAATGAGTCTCTTTTTCAAAGAGCAAGAAAAACAGGATGGGCTGATGATCCCGATGATTTAGGAGGACAAACTATGGTAGGTGTGACAATGGCTACCTATGAGGAATATTGTCGTAGAAAAGGTTATCCAAAACCTACGACCGGAAGGTTGATGGATTTGTCATATAACGATTGGAAAAGTATCTTGAAGATGTTGTATTGGGATAGATGGAATGCGGATGAAATAAGAAGCCAAAGTATAGCAGAGATAGTATGCGATTTTGTATGGGCTTCTGGGGTACATGGTATTAAAGTACCGCAGGATTTGGTTGGTGTGATTCCTGATGGCATTGTCGGGCCTAAGACACTCGCCGCAGTAAATTCCCGTAATCCCCGTGAATTGTTTGACCAGATCAAGATTGCACGGTTTGATTTCATCGAGGATATATGCCGGAAACGCCCAGCAAACAACAAGTTCAAACGGGGCTGGATGAACCGTATAAATGATATAAAATTTGAGGGATGAAACAGAGAGTCTATATATGGATTGCGGTAGGGATAGCATTGCTATTGCTGTTTGGATCATGCCGGAGCATAAGGTATGTCCCGGTAGAAACTATAAGGACTGACAGTCTTTATCTTACCATGCATGAGCGTGATTCCATCTACATTAAGGATTCTGTCCATATAAAAGAGAAAGGCGATTCAGTGTTTGTTGACAAGTGGCATATAGTCTACCGTGACAGGATGATTCGCGATACAGCCTATATAGAGAAGGAGAAAGAGTTAGAAGTCCCCTACCCTGTGGAGAAGGAATTAACATGGTGGCAGAAGACGAAATTAGAACTAGGAGAGTTTTCAATAGGTATTATATTAATATTACTAATCGTAGTCATTTGGCTGATAAAGAAGAAGGGAGGTGCAAGATGAAATAGTAACCAAAATGCCACAGGTAGAAGCGTGGCACATAATAGAAAAACTCATAACAAAAGTAATTCTTTCAGGGGCTTAGAATCAAAAAAAAGCCCCCAACGCTCATATTAATATTGCCACATAAAAACATGATAAAAGCATAAGACACTGCACGTTGGAGGCTAAATATCTTCAACAAAATGTCTTATGCTTTGTTCATCGATATATCTTGTTTTATGTGGCATGGCAAAGATAAGAATAAAAAATTAGAAAAAACATGTGCAAGTCAGAAATCTTTGCCAAAATAATTAATATTGTTTCAAAAGAAACAGAAGTGTCTGTAGACCAAATATTATCGTCTGATAAGAATATGGAAACAGTGGATGCCCGGTATCTTCTTGTATTTTTTCTTTTCGAAAGCGGTATGTACCCTTCACAAATAGCCGCTCATATCCATAAGACCAAACGTGCTGTCAACTACATGATATCCAATTTCCATGAGAGGATGGAGAGTGGGAAAATGATGAGAATATATTGGGACGATATAAAGAATTTGTTGGGAAACAACTGATTTTCCATGAGTTATGATCTATATACTTTTGTGCACGGTCGATTTTGACCGGATACAAAATACAAATACTTATGGAACGAACTTATGTTTTTAACCAAGACGGTGGAACCGGCGCAAACAATGGCCTGCTTGCGTCCATTCTTCCGTCCTTGCAGAACCGTGGAATTGACACTGGCTATCTGATGGGGCTGATGGGAGGAAACGGAAACGGAGGTTTCTTCGGAAACAATGGCGGTTTTCAGGACATCATCGCATTGATTGTGATTGCAGCCATCTTCGGTAACGGGAACTTCGGATTTGGTGGCAACAACAACCAAGGAGCGAACGAAGGAAGAGAAATGATCATGCAGACACTTAACCGAAACGGTGTCGACATTGCAGCATTAGCACAAGCTGTGAACACATCATCAGACCAAATCCTTGCCGGTATTAACTCTGTATCACAGGCTATCTGCGGTCTCGGCAACCAAATGGGCCAGAACACCAACAGTATCCTCACTGCGATCATGCAAGGTAACAACGCTCTGACATCTCAGATCTGTAGCTGTTGCTGCGACATGAAACAGCTTGTAACCACACAGGGATACGAGAACCAGCTTGCAATGTGCAACCAGACTAACACATTAGTCAACACTGCTAACCAGAACACATTGTCATTGCGTGATGGTGCGACAGCCAACACGAATGCCATCCTTGCCAAACTTGACGCTATTCAGAATCAGGCATTGCAGGACAAGATCGCATCTCTTACTGCGGAAAAGGCTACTTTGACAGCCGAAATCTCTCAGCGTAACCAGAACGCCACTATCCTGAGTGCGGTAGGACAACAGATCGCTCCTTTAGCAGCCGGATTGCAGGCATTGCAGAGCGATGTTGATGGTATAAAATGTAAATTACCTAACACTGTCCCGGTACAATACCCTAATATTGTAGGTGTGAACGTGGATACATATCGTGCCGCAGCATACGGTGCTTATGCAGGTGATGCTGTATATGGCCGTGGTGGTTACGGATGCGGTTGCAATAACTACTGGGGTTAATCCGGTGAGAAAGGAGGTAGATATGTGGCCTAACTTTTTTACAGGATTTCCGTTCCCGTTTCCCTCCCTTGGCAGAGTGAATTACAACACTCTTCCTACGGTGGCTGTAACAGTCGGTACTGAGAATGTGACTTTGGAGCTTCCTAACCATGCGTTCCGCAACAGGGATTATGTCGGAGGGTTCTATGTCAATCTTCGTCAGGCGATCCCTGCCGGCACGACTGCCACGCTGCCTATATTGATAGGGACCAACGGGGATACAAGACCGTTGTTAGCTTACAACAACGAGCCTATTACGGTTGCCAACCTTGCCGGAACCGGTATTTATGAAATCCACTATAACAAATACACCAACGAGCTGTTCCTTGTTAATGGCGGATACAGACCTACCGCTACTCCGGCTGCAACGGCAGAAGCAATGTCAAGCAAAAGCAAGTAGTTAACACGGGTGCCGGGGTTCTTGGCACCCTATTAAAATTAAACCAATATGTTTCAATCACTTCGTACCAATAACCAGTTATATATACTTCATAAGGATGCTAACCCGTTTATCGAATACGGCCCGGTAGTCAGCGTTTCCGCTCCCAAGCCGAAATATCCTATGGCATCCCCTATGGGACAGTTGCCCCAAATGGAAATGGTTGTGGATGTTGTTGTCTGTATCAACGGGCAGAACACGACTTTCCAAAATCTTCCTGCCGGCATGGATATAGCCGACTTCGGACAGAACGGCAATATCGTAGTGTCATGCTCACGTGATGCGATGAATAACGAGGTCGCTTCTATGAAACAGAAAAGCATAGACATCATCAACAGCATGGATTTTCACAATTCCGTCATTGCAGGGTGTGACAAGATGCTTACGCTCTTGAACCCTGAATTTGCCGAGAAACAACGTCAGGAGCAGGAAATATCCTCTCTGAAAGGGCAAATGTCGGAAATGAGCAAGAACATGTCTGACCTTATGGAATTGAACAAACGGCTTATGGAACAGCTCGGAGTGGTTGAAACATCCAAAACAAAGAAATGATTATGGGAATGTGGGAAATATTAGAAGAAGGGCGTGACGATTACGGACGCGGCTTCGGAATGAGAGGTGACGAGGTGGAAGAAGCCTACAAGGAAGGCTGCCGCCACGGTTACGAAAAGGCCATGAGAGAGATTCATGGAGACATGGGCTTCCGTGATGGCGGAAGAAATTATTCAGGATCAGGTATGGGAGAACGCAGATATCCCGGCTATTTCCCTGAATATCCCCGCATGGATGACATGGGAGAACGCAGACGCAGACGCGCCAACGGTGAGTTTTATTAATGGTGGAGGGGTGGAATGCCCCTCTTTTTAAACAAAGGTTATGGAACAGAGATTGGATACATACAGCAGATTCCCATCTGGCATGAGGGAATATCTGGAAGCATACGGCTTTCATTTCAGCAAGAAACTTTATGAATGGGCCGTCTCAAAAATGAAAGTGAAAGACGAAACCACGGGTAAAGAAAAAAAGTTGGAGCCGTGGAGCAAAGACGAAGTGGACGATATGCTGAAAGCGAACGGAATTACCATCGAGCACGACAAGGGTTATGACGTTGCTTATGTCGTAAACATGCTGAAAGCGGATTTCTATAAAAAATCATTGGTTGACGAGGCACATTTGTGCAAGCATATAAAGTGCTACCTTGATGATATTGATGGCGATCCTTGCAGGGCGTTTGACGAGTTCTTTGCCACCTGTATAGGTAAAGGGATTCCTGTAATCTGGTCGGATGTGATATGATTGTTCAGGAGTTCTACATACCAAAATATGGGGACTGGCACGTCAAAGTGTATTATGCGGTACACACCTATTGGGCGGATCGGATCATTATGGACCTGTACCGTATAGGATGCAGGGGGGATTCCCTCAAGCGTGCGTATCGCAATCTGACTGAAGGCAGAATGAATACCGGTCTAACCTATTCGGACTACAGGAGAAGAGAGACAGTAATGGTTATCTCACTAACCTCTACCCCCGAAGAGTTTCAAAATTCGTGGGACCACGAAAAAGGTCATTTGTGCCGGCATATCTCCAAGGCTTTCGGGATTGATCCTTATGGAGAGGAAGCGCAATATCTCAGTGGATATGTCGGTCAAAAGATGTTCCCTGTAGCCAAAAAGTTCTTATGTGAACATTGCAGAAAGGGAATGGAAAAATAATAATCGAACAGAAGCGTTCTTTGACTTGTTGGAATTACCGTTTTTACAAAATAGTCGTGAAATTATATACATAAATCCAATAAAATTATATATCTTAATTATATGATATTATTGGAATAACAAATACTTTATTCTATCTTTGAGCCGAATTTTAAATTATAGATGGAAATGGAACAAGAAAACAACAATGCGATTCTTTCTTTTGAAGACTTTAAAAACCAAAACGGCATCGTTTATTGGTGGGCCTCAGAAGTAATGGTTATGCTTGGATATAATGATATGAAAGCATTTTGTAAAGTTCTTGACCGAGCGACAAAGGCTTTTGTTTCGCTCAACATTCCTCATTATGAAAATATAATAGCTGTGAAACGCAATAATAATGGTGTTGAGTTCCAAGACTTCAAACTTACACGTTTTGCGTGTTATCTTGCTGCTATGAATGGCGATCCAAAGAAGCCAGAAGTAGCATTGGCGCAAGCTTATTTCGCACAGCAAACACGAAAATTTGAATTATACATTGAAAACAATCAGGAAATAGACCGCGTGCTAATACGTGAAGAACTTGCAGATGGAAACAAATCTCTCGCTTCAACAGCAAAAGCCGCAAATGTTACTGATTATGCAAAGTTTCAAAATGCAGGTTATCTGGGTATGTATAATATGGAATCGTGGAAGCTTGAAAAGAAACGTGGCGTTAAAAAAGGAAAGCTATTTGACAGAATGAGCCGTACCGAACTTGCTGCCAATCTATTCCGTGTTACCCAAACCGAAGAGCTTATAAAGAGTAAACAAATATCTGGACAAGCTAATTTAGAACAAACACACTATACTGTTGGAAGACAAGTCCGAAATATAGTAGAACAAAATACTGGGCGCAAACCTGAACAGTTGCCACAAGAAAAAGAATTGCCTATAATTAAAAAAGCTCTTAAAATGACAGCAAAGGAAATGAAAAAGATTGATAAATAATTTTTTCGAATTGTAGTTTTGTTCTGCAATCTAAAGGTGCAAAAAAAGATACCCCCCATACATCTACACTAGTGAGCTACGGTCAACGTAGCCTTTCAATGTATCAAGGGCTATCTTCATGGCGCAAAGATAAAATTAAATATTCAAAAACGCAAAATAAAGTAACTATTTAGCATTAAGCGGTAATCCCCAACGGGTTTTACCGCTTTTTTTATGTTAACAGAATATGGAAGAAGATAAGTTGAACATATTGCTTGAACATGCTGATGATGTGCCTCACTGGTATTTCTGTCGTTTACTTGCTGTGATGCGATGGAACGTATAGAGAGGTTCATTTATAGACTGATACCCTTTGTCGTGTTGGCAAGGGTGATATCGTTGTGCCTGTAATGAAAGGCACTCCACTTGCAATAAGTAAAGTGCCTTTTGATTTGAACGTTGGTCGAAACCTCAACGTGTGTCTATACTAACATGTGGCAATATTCATAATCCAATACTATTTCTCGGATATCCTATTTATTTCTTTGTAGATACATTGCAGTGTAACCACATCGTTTTTGAACTCATCTATGGTATTACAGTCTATCAGTGTGGCATAATTGAAAAGCACACGTGCTATATCATCCGCAAGTTGCTTGGGTGATTGCCACTCGTTAAAATATTTAGTAAGTGAAGTAAAATCGTATTCTTTCTTGTTTTCGTTATTTGTTTCCATACTTCTAAAAATTAACAATGTTGCGTTTTTGGGTGTGAAAGTTATGCACTCCATGTCAATGAAGTGCTATAATCATACACTATGTTTGATTGATTATACTATTCTCGCAAGTTTTCCGTCAGACGGTTTACCACCAAACAGGTGATTGATGTAAGCCAAACCTTTCTGCGTGCAAAGCACTACCATTACTATAAATCCAGGGTGATTTTCACGTGGGACGGGCTTTTCTTTCATCTCGAAATATCCTGCATCAATGTATTTTTGTTTTGGTTCATTGCGATTGGCAAAGAATACTCCCAACTCTCTTAACTTCTTAAAAAGAGTGTTTCTTCCGAAAGGTAGCCCGAGTATCTTTGCTGCCTGTCCTATGTCGCACTTTCCTTCCATCGCAAAGGCTTTGTCAGCAAAGTCGGCTTTGGGCTGGAGTTTCTCTATTTGTTTCTGCTGCTTTTCATTCTCCAAAGCCAAGCGTTCTTTCTCTTCTTCGGCTTGAACCACCATTAAGGCAAGTTCTTTTCGGGAAAGCTCGTGCTTGTTTTCCTCACATGCGATAAAGTATTTTCTCGCTTGCTTCCCACGCTCGTTATTCTCAATCATGGATAGTTCTTTTGCCATGCTGATTGAGAGAGCGTATTCGATTCGTGTCGTAGCTCCTATTTCTCGCTCCACAATTTCGGTGAATGATTGATAATCAACACCTTCAATAAAATCATAAGATTTAATACGGTCTTTAATCCACGTTGAAAAATCTCTTTTACTTTCAAGAAAAGCATGTAAATCACGTGCATTAACGGCTTTCTTACCGTTGTTATCACTAATAGGAATCAGTTCATTCGTTGTGTTAAGCATATTTATAACGAATATGATAAAAAGAAACCCTCCGTAGGTGTGCTTAACACAACATACGCAGGGCATAGAAGTTGCAGATTGTTTCCTTTCTGCCACCTTAGAGGGTTTCCCAATATCTTGTACAAAATGTATTCGCTTTATTTTGCCCAAGAATTATTATGTTGTATTAAGCACTGCAAAGTAACGCATAATTTTTGTAACGGCAAAACTTTACTGTATGTTTTTTACATAAAAAAGCCACGATAGGGTTTACCGTGGCTTTATAGATTAATTTTATTAACTCCAATTACTCCAATATCATTCTCGCATGTTCCATCATATTAGGAACTTCATTTGAAATACTCTTAGATGTAGCGTCTTTTGGTGCGTACATTACTTGTATCATTCCGCTCTGAACCGTAAGAGCAACCATCATATCCCACTTGCCAGACATACCGTTTACGAAAATAAACATGTCTTTATCATTATTCATTGTAGCAGGAGCATATCTTTCCAACAGAAAATCCATAATATCATCTGTGTATTTATATTGCAATCCAAATCCACAAGCGTTCATCTTACCGTTTTTGAATGTGTATATGATAGCAACACCATCCTTACTATCCTTATATCCCAAGGACGTAGCATTATCAGTTACAAGTTCCCTTTTCTCCTTAGCCTTTATATCAGCCTTATTTGCTCCAAAGTCCAACACAGGTTCAACAAATGTATTATATTTCGGTTTCACTTCTACGGCACACTTTACAGTTTCAGCACCATTGGAAGCTACAATAAAAGTTTTTCCAACATGACCGCCTTCAACAATACCGTTACTACTAACCTTCGCCACAAACTCATCCTCTGAACTCCATGTAACATTATCGGAAGCGATTAACTTAATCTCATCCTCATAATACAATGAAATTTCCGACTTATCCAGTGACAAGCTGTTTTCATCATCATCCGAACAAGCGGTAAACACCAACATAGGCAACATTGCCAGTAAAAACAAAATTTTCTTCATGATTATATAACTTTTTATTAAAACGCTGCAAAATTAATAAACTAATATATAATAATTAAGTCTCGTGTCAAGAAAAAGAATATGCTATATAACACAAAAATCCCCACCAAAATAATTCGGTGGGGAAAATCTTATTTGATAACGCCAAATTCTTTTAGCATTTTTCTACTTATAGTAGGACTTTCTTTTACAGTCTCAATAATCTGCTTCATCAATTCGCTTTTGTTATTGATATTTCCTCTATAAGTATTCCTGTTGAATTTATCCCTTTTAGCTCTTATAAGATTGGTACAGTTGACAAATGAATCGTATAACAGGAATGGACACTGTTTTACCGTTATGGGCAAATAATAATCAGTCAGAATATCAGGGAGATTACGGTTTATTTTAGAATTTATTACCAAACCTCCTATTATGTCTCCGTTTTCATCAAAGCCAAGCACTACGAAAAATTTATCACGTGTATTGTCTCCGTTTTTTGGGGTTATGCCATTACTACCGTCAAGTGCAAGCATATAAACATCCCCAACTTTTATATTGTTTTGTATGAGCTTGTCCCCCAAGTCACCAAGAAGATCTCCTATGCTTGTCATAATAATGCGGATTCTATGGAGAGATTTTCTTTAATATAATCCAACATATCGTTGGTAGCCATTCCGTCTTTTGCCATACCTAAAACGTCCATTACTTTTTTCCCTGAATTGCTATAAGCTCTGTTCCATTCTTCTCCATGTGATTTTTCTCTTAACTCTCCATATGGCAAATAGGCGTTTTTTTCTATTGACCTGTCGATTTCCTCAATATCGGCTTTTGACAGGTAATCCAAATCAGCCTCCCTTTTTGCAGTCAGCATATAATACGCATCACAGTCTCCCTTTGATACGCTTCCGTCTATCATGGCCTTAAGTTCTTTGTCGCAATAACAATCGTTCTTGATGCAGTTATATAGAATAGAAGGAACCGGACCGTCAGGCAAAGCACAAAATTCATCAGTAGTCATGCGGAAACCATACTTTGCCAGATATGAAATATTTGCAAAATATATCACTTTGAATACGTGATAATAATCCAATCCTTTTGTCTTGTTTAGAATATACAAAACAATTTCGGTCAGCTTTTGTTTGTCAAATTTTGTCATATTATTCTTAATTATTTGGAACAAAAATAGCATAACTTTTTGATATATCGTTCACAAATCAGTAATTCGTTTCACAAAGTATGTTTTAAAGCATACTTTGAATATATTCAGTGCGTCTATTAATCTTAGTCCGTAGGGCAGTTAGGCGATTTCGGGTAAAGGGCAGCCCGGTCTTTGTCAAAATACCCCTTGCGTTCAATCGTTCAACTACCTTGTCAATATCTTGCGGAGTATTGCAGCCTTCCAACATGGCGGCTATCATATTGTTTTTTTCATCGTTCATCGCTTCTTTCCTCCGCTTTTCCCCGTTCGCCTTACCGCCTTTTGCCTGACCTGATGTAGTACCGCCTAATGATGTACATTTGTTTCCAGCTTTGGAAATGAAATAACCGTTTTCCTCAATTTGTTTTTTCTTTACTTCCAATGCTGATTTAGTTCGTTCCTGTATAAGTTCTCGTTCGAGTTCCGCAGCAAAGGAGAAAGCGAACAAAATCATTTCGTCCATCGCTTTTATCATACCACAATTCAAATCAATGCCCATTTGGACGATTACAAGACGAATTTTACGCGGTTTTAGTTCATCATTGATAAGTTTGTTTAAATCGCTCATAGAACGCCCCAAACGGGAAATTTCGGCTACTATCAGCATGTCTCCAGCCTCCAGTAATGGAAGTACATCAGTTCCTAATTTCCGTTTCTTATAGGTTACACCGCCGGATATTCCTTCTTCCGTTATCACAATGTCGGATTTTAAACCGTTTCTTTTCAACCATTCTTGGACGGTTCTGTTTTGTTGCTCCAATGTTTGTTTGTCAGTGGATACACGACCATATTCTACTACTTTCATAAATTTCCCCTCCTTAGATTAAATTCGCTATTATATTATTCGTTTCGTTGTTCTTGGCTTCTGTAAGCCCTAATTCGGATATATTTTGAAGCGCAATTTCGCATTGTTGGCTAATGTATGAGATTTCATCGGCATCAATATCACGGCTATCGTATATAAACGCTTTCGCCAGCTTGATGGCAAGACCTTGACACACATCCCCGGCAACTTTTTCGGCTGCTATAATGTTATAGCAAATTATTTGCTTAATACTTAGTTGTTTGTTCGTTCCCATATTCTTTTGTTTTTAAGTTAGTAATCAAGTTCATTTAAAAGTCTTGTGTATTTGTTCACACTATCTCTATATGATTCAAATAACGGACAATTATAATAGCTAATTTTAGCCATTTCATTTCCGGTTTCGGACAATCTTTCAACATAGTAATTTAATGCGAAAGAATACTTTTTCTTTAGTTCATTATCATTATGTTGTTTATCGAAGTATTCACTACATGATGATAGGCTCAATGATAATAAAGCCAAAATTGCAATTTGTTTCATAATTCAATCATTTAATTATAAATAATAGTTCCGCCCATGGAACTTGCACCACTTGCAAGGCGTTGAACCTTTGGCGGATAATTCGGATTAAAAACCGTTATTTCCTGTCAGCTCCTTACCTACTCCAACAGCTAACCAAATCAAGACGCAAATCATGAACATATTATTTCCTCCTTAATTAAATTTATTCGTTCATTCTTACCTATCGCCTACCCGGCAGCCGTATTACTGCCGGGGCATCATTTGAACGCTGGTCGTAACCTCAACGTGCTCTTATGCTAATTGTGGCAATATATTTTTATTGTATTTTGTCTTTGCACATTCCGATGTTAACCTTGTTCGATTCTTCCAGTTTGCGAATGTCCCAACGTAACAGTATCATGTTTCTACGTCTGTATGCACCGCCTTTACTCGCATTGTTATAATACGCTTGTAACTCCCTTTTAAGCATTATGATCGTTTCGCTATTCATATTATTATTATTTATCTGATTCATCACTTTTGTTTATAAATTCGCGTAGCTTATCCCTGTCGGTGCCGGAAATGAATATCACAGCACCGAATAACAAAACCAACAAAACCATATTCAGCTAATTAAATGACCGTCTTTAATCGTCCGTTACCATCCGTAAACCCGTTAAGTATTTCCGCCTCTTTTTCGGCTTCTTCCTTAGTCGGATAGCATTCTATTATACAGTTGTCCAAATTATCTAATATGCCGTAATATCCAAGATTTAACGGTTTGTCCTTGACGGTGTAACGCTTTCCCTTTACTTCCTTCTCATAAAATTCCACTCCTTCAGCAAGCGGGGTATAATGTGATGAAGCGCTAAGAGTGCCCGATTCTATTTTGCCGTTAAACTCAATTATACCGGGCAGATCGTTTTTTAAACTGCTTTCCAGGCTTACACCGTCATAGGTTACGCCGTATTTGCGATCCTCTGCTGTGTATACGTTGAAAACATCGCCCGGCTGTATGCCCTCGCGTACTTTCGCACTGGTTATGATTCCAGCGCCTTCAATGTTGTAATAGCGCACGCCGTTAAAGTTGCCCGTTTCGATTAAATGGATATTACCTAACTTCTCCGGTTGTTTCGTTTCTTCCTCTAATTCCGGGATGTATATTTCTTCAGAAGGCGCCGGAAGTTCTTCCACGGCTTCCACCTTTTCGGAAGCCATCAGGTTGCGCACTTCGTCCGCTTTCTTCTTACTGAATATCCATCCGGCACGCTTTTCCCCGTTGTAGTTTAAAGCCGGGTTAAAGCGTCCGCCTAATTCCTTTAATTGCTCTTTGATAGCCTTCGTATCGCCAAACACCGCAATAGCTTTTTCGGAATAATCCACCATTTCCAGATCTTCAACCGTCACGGCTTCCACTTCTTTGGCTTCCTCAACCTTTTCAGGCTTAACGCTGCTTTTCTTTGCCTTCGGCTCTATAACCTTATATTCGTCGCTAACTTTGATTTTCAAATAAAAATTAGTATCGTAATAATCTTGCATACCGTCGCTATCATCGTAACGGAAAGAATTTGCATACGTTGTAACAGCGTCCAACACCTTGAACATTTCCGGCGTTAACTCATTTTCCCAGCCTTTTACGGTTGACATTGTAGACATATAACCACGTTCCGCGCTTCTTGATCCTGCAACAAAAGGAACACAAGGGCCGGATTTTAATTCGATATACATTGAATCAGTGTACATGCTCCATTCAGAGCGAACAGAGAATTTAAAACCCGGGAAATTCTTCTTTGCATAAGACCTAACTTTTGCGGCGATTTCCTTTGTACTTAACTTGCTGTCATAATTTGAACCGGCCCAACCGTTTTGTGTGTAGAAATTCATTGCTTTCATAACTGTTATATTTAAATTGTTAATAATTCAAACTTACAGCGTGATTAATAGCCTACTAATACCAATACAGCCTATACACTCAATAGCTGTATATTATCGTAATATCAGTAAACCAAAAAAATAAATGGAAGAATATTTGCAATAATCAGAATAGAGAAGTACCTTTGCTCCGTGTGATAGGAATGAGGTACTTTAGTATTTCGATCCTTTGAGAGCTTTAACATTGCCGTGTTAAGGCTCTCTTTTTATTCCAACATTTAATAACACGCTTTTGGATGTCAACGTACATGCTTCGCTTTACGCTTATCCTTGTGAAAAGTAATCGGATATCTGGTGTTATCACTATGTGATATCCTTTCCTTTTCACACTTCGAAGTTACGAAAAAGTTACCATTCTACCAAATATTTAACCATATAATTTGTAAACAAACATAAAAATACCGCATATTAAATAACATACGGCTGAAAGCTTGATTAGTATAATATTAAGCCCTTTTATTTACATCTTTGCAATGTATCGCCGAGCCTGTCTTTACCTTGTATCGCCCTTACCAAAGCCACCCACAACGAATCAAACGAGCGTTGCAATGTGTTGCAGGTATACCCCACCCCCCCCTATGCCAATACATCCGTAAACATCCGCCCTCTCCCGATTTTTTTTATTTTTTTCTGAATTTTCACGCCTTTACAATGTTGCATTTTTTCATATACACAACTTAATTTGTTATGTAAAATAATATTATTTATCATTATATCGATATTCATGTTTTACGTTGATGCTTTCCTATTCAGATTGCTTTTATTCCCCTTTGATTATTTAAATAAACAAAGGGAGTGAGGTGTTCGCTGTGCTCACTCTTTCTTTATGTTACTTTCTTTCTATGGGTTTTGGATTAGACATTTTTCCTTTATTTATATAGGGTATGTCTAATATGCAATGATGTAGTACTATGCAATACAAGGCATACTTCAAGTATTCTTTTACTTTTAAGATTAAAAACTTAATGTTGAAACGGATTTAAATATATCATAGTGATAAATATTAAAGTAAAGCTTTAATATATGAATTTAATTAATTATATTTGCGTGTATTATAATATTATAATATGAATGACTATAAGTTTTATATGATGCGTTACGGTGAGCTTGGTGCCGGTTGGAAAGACTTGGAAACAGATTTTCTCGGTTTGAGGTATAAAGAATGTACAGGCCTTAATTCGTATGGAGAGCCTACAAATATGTATGCAGAGGATTTTGCCGAGACAAGCAAGGCTGAAGTGTATGTTTCCAGCACACCGGCATACAAGCAGACAACTATAAAACTGACATTGATATTCTTGGAGGATGATACCAAGGATGATAAGTCTTACCGTGACTTTATGGCTTTCATTACTGGTTCCAAGATTGCCTACCGTGATACAGCGAGAAAGAGAAAGGTTCTGATGTACCTTTCAGGAGCCACAGAGCCTAAAAGCGACACCCTTTACGGACAGAAATACAAGGAAGTGACGTTTACGTTCAAGAACGTTTACGGACATTCCTTCGGATATGACGAACAATTTCCTAACGAATAAAATTAAATTCTATATTGCTATGTTTTTAGAAACAGAGACCTTATCAGAAGCATTGTCTTTCGCCAAGCTGAAAGACTTGCCAAAGAAGTTCAATCCCGAACTGGGGCTTACTTGGATATTGGCTATCGCTCTTATCAAAAAAAAGAACCTCATGAATGCCTACGCCATTGTGGAGCAGAGGGCAGACGGACTTATCCAGTACAAGAAGACATTCGGACGGCTTTCTCCTATTGATGGGCTTATTTCCATCCATCCGTATATGTACGTAGATGAAGAAGCGTTGGGAATGGCTATGAAAGCAAACAGACGAACTATCGCCATGCACTATGCTGGCTATGCGGATGAAATCATTGACTCGGACGATGAAAAGTTCAAGGCGTACCAGTTGCAGTACGCAATGGATATGCAGAAGCTGAACATGAACCAAGAGAAACCTAGATTCGGGAAGTCTGTTGTGGAAGAAGCGGAGGAAGCGGTTAATCCTGTTATTGAGGAAGAACTAAAAGATAACGAAGCCATTGCCACCGTTGAGGACGAAGGAGAGTGTGTTATTGAGGTAGAGGACGCTAAGGAAGCGTTCAAGCAGAGAAGAGGTAGGAACGCGAGAAAGGAGGAATAATCATGGAAGATTTAATTAAGGCGTTGCAGATATTCTTAAAGTACGGTAATAAAAATTACCCTACATTTTGCGAGCATGATATTCTTTATGTTGATGTTGACCCGAGCGTTGTTTCTGATGAGGACAAGAAAGTCCTTGATGAACTTGGTTTTTTCGTTGATGATGAAAATGATTGTTTTGCTTCGTTCAAATACGGAAGTATGTAATCATAAATGAATAATAAATATGACAGATAAGAAACACCAAATACACGAGTTTAGCCCAACAATATACCCATTTAGATTGTGGGTAAGCGTAAATCCGTCATTTGAAGATGTAAAAGATAAGTTTTGGCTGCTAAACAATAAGAATGAACGAATAGATTTTGATGCCGAAGAATCGTGGAACAGCACGACTACCGTTGCGTCTTGCTATCCTGTAAGCGACAAGGAAAGCGGTTGGATAGGTATCTTTTGCGGGATATTCAGGAAAGACAGATTGTCTGTCGGAACGGCTGCCCACGGAGCAAGCCATATCACGGACTTCATATCCGATTCGTTTGGATTGAATGGGTTTAACTTTGACGATGGAGAAGCGAGGGCGTACCTTATCGAATGGGCTGCTAATTGCATTTGGAATGTGAAAAGTGGTAAGTTTAAGGATTTAAAAGAAGAATAACTATGGCAAAGAAGAAAGAAACCAAAGGCTTTGAGTTTATCATAGAAGAAAAAGATGTGCTGGAGAGAGAAAACTTCGGTTCGTTTGAGATTGTAATCACGAAAGGATATGCCTGTTTTAAGAACTACACAGGATTCCGGGTGTTCACTACTCCATACGCAGTAGGATTGGACGGTGTGGCGCATGAAACATCCCTCTATGCATGGTTGAAGTATATGGTGGACTTCAAGAAATCCATCAAAGGCAAGGAGAATGAAATGTTCGGGGAAACTACTTCCACCAACAAGGAGTTCTTGGACGGTATGAAAGTGTTGACTGAAGCAAACCTTATAAAGCCAATGACTGTGTTCACAGATATTAACGACGCACAGAAAGAAGCCGAAAATTATATGAAGTGGATGGAAGGTCAGATGAAAGATTTGAATAAAGCAATGAACACTACGCCGCCTGAAGAAGACTTGAAAGCTAATGCGGAATTTGAACAAAAGGCTATCATAGCAGAAGAAGCGGAGGAGATGTTTGACGATGGAACTAAAACCGAGGAAGGACAGGTATAACCCGGACAATGTATATCACATCTATATAAAGATGGAACGGCATCCTGGTGTGAAATGGGTGTCATTCAAGGACAAGCAGACCGGAGAAGTGACAAAGGGGCTTTTTATTCCCGATGTAGAAACAGGATGCATTAAGGTGAGAAACGGTAATATGTTTCTTAGCTTTAAGGCGATACCCGTAAAAGGATGCACTAATACCCATGTGATAATACCGAATGTTTCAAAAGGTGTAGATTGTAATATGGGTAAATGTGGGAAAAAGGAAGTAGATTTTAGAAAGGCTACTATTGGCAATATGTATGTTATGGGTGAAATTCTTAATGAAGACCAAAAGAAAATAATAGAAAAGTATGTCAGAAGGAGAAAATTGCTTAAAATCGGACGTTATAAGAAAGGTTGAGCGTATTGTGTGCGATTGCGTAAACAAAGCATTCTGCAAGGATAAATATTCGCTCATATCTCCATTGTCTTTATACGAAGGGAAGACAAATATACCGTTCGTAAAAAGGATGGCAAGACCTGCCGTATTTGTGGTTGCGCATGACCGATTTGGGGTGTCGTACAGCGCGTTAGAAAAGCATTCTCATATTCATGCACGTAACATTATACGATCAGTAAAGACTTATAAGAGCATTCCTGATTCGGACAATGCCGTAATGATGATAAAAGAGCTTATAGAAGTTGAACTAAAAAAATTTCCAATTTTATGAATGATTTGCTTTCTTTTAAACGTAATGCCATGATGCTCGGTCTTTGCACTGGATATAAGAATAAATGGGACGTAGCTACAAGTAAGGAAGCGTTAATGGATATAGCTTTGGATTCAAACGGTGTGGAGCTGTTGGCAGATGCCCATAGCTTTGGATTCGGTATGGATATTCAGTACATGAAACGGACGTTTTCTGACTATATAAACGGTAAATGGAAGAGGAGCAAGGACGGATATACTTCGTGCCTGTACGTTGATTATAACGGGCAAATAGAGCAGGATTGCACGCTTACTACTGTGTTGGCTTCAAAGGTTGAGTTCCATGTACAGAGAGGTAATGTCTGCAAGCTGTATGTCGGCGGTAATTCTGCTGTGAATATTACTGGTGATGGTGCGTGCTACGTGTATTCTTATGGTGAGAATAAGATTACAGGTACATTCAAGCAGTTGAAATGTATAACTAAAAGCGAATGGACTAATAATAACATCTGACCTGCCAAGTGTAGGAACAGAAACGACAGCGTGGGAAACTGCGCTACCTGCTAAAAAGAATATAGTATGGAAGATTTAATTAAGGCATTGCAGATATTCTTGAAGTACGAGAATAAAATGTACCCGACATATTGCGAACACGATATACTTTACGTTGATATTGACCCAAGTATAGTTTCTGACGAAGATAAGGAAACTCTTGACGGGCTTGGCTTTTTCGTTTATGATGAATTAGATTGCTTTGCTTCGTTCAAATACGGGAGTGTGTAATCATAAATTAGTAATAAGGTATGACCGAAGAAGAACAGATACAATCCGACATAGAACGGTTCGAGAACAACGCTTCTGCAATTCCTGACGATGGCGATATGGTTGAACAAATACCATTGTTCAGCTCTTCCGATATGCAGTCAGTCATTGAGAATGGGAAGAAAAAACCGCCTATCCATAGGTTGTGGGGTGATTTTTGGTGGGAGAACGAGCTTGTTTTCTTGTTCGCTGACAGTGGTATTGGTAAGTCTATTCTTGCCACACAGATAGCCTACGAGATTGCTAAAGGGAAGAGCGAATGTACAGAAGTGGAGATGCCACCGCAAGCCGTGTTGTACTTCGATTTTGAGCTTTCGGACAGGCAGCTTGCAAGACGGTATAAAAATGCCAAGTTCCCTAAAAATCTTGTCAGATGCACCATATCTGATAACGTGGATAGCGAAGAGTTCAGCATGAACGTAATTGAAGGGATAAAGGATAAATTGCTTGACACGAAAGCAAAGATTATGATACTAGACAATCTTTCATATCTATCCACCCAGACAGCGGAAGCAGAGTATGCCGGAGTTATTATGGACGGTCTCACTAGATTGAAGCGTGAGCTAAAAATCAGTATCATGGTGATAGCACATACGCCTAAGATTGAGGAATGGAAGCCCTTGTCTAAAACCAATATGGCAGGAAGTAAGATATTGTCTAACTTTGCAGACGGGGTATTTGCCATAGGACGTACAAGGAATGGAGGACGCTATCTAAAACTACTAAAAACTCGCATGGTGAGTGAACCGGATGAGAAGTCGCTCCTGCCCTACTTCAATATTATTTCGGAGCCTTACCTTCATTTTGAAAAAGTTGGTGATGAAACGGAAAAGAAATTACTTATGGGAAAACCTGCAAAAGATTTTTTCACTTCTATTTGGGATAGAGATACGACATCCCCTATTCCTCTGAATGAGCTGGTCAAACTAATTATATCTAAGGATAATTCTAAGAATACTATAAAGGCTAAAGACGGAAATGCTCGAAAACGTATTGACCGTGCTATAAGATACGGCTCTTTAAGGAAAGACGAATTGAAGAATGTTTTTCTGAAAACAGAAGATTGATTGTCAATTATCCACAAACTGTAATTTCAAACAAGTTAAAGGACTCTGGAAAAGCCATAAGATTGGGTAAAATATTGTGGCTTTCCCAGTAGTTATAAGGGCTCGCATTTGAATCCCTAAATTTTTAGTTTAGAAGTAGTTAACATTTATATTCATTTCTTTTTAAGTATTTCAACACATTCCTTTATCCCATCATCGAAACCCTGTTTATAGCCTTTAGTATATTCCCCTGTGGTATATACTGCCATTGACAGAAAAAATAGAAGGATACCTACAGGCTTATACCAACCGGGCAACGAGATGGAAAACGGCTTAAATGTAATTGTGAGATCTCCAACCCATAATAGGGCGATAATACATATAATTGTAAGTAATATTGTTTTCATCGCTTATCATGTTTTTTAAAATGTTCGTCAAGAATAAGTTTGGATAGCTTGTACACCGATACAATCATACATGCTATCATTACAAATACTAAGACAATTCTAACTAACAAGAACTGATCAATAGCCCAAAGTAGAGAAAAATATACGGGTAAAGACAGTGCAGCTATAATGCCGGATATTATTTTATTCTTCATAATTCAGTTATTTCTTTTTTAAATTAATAATCTTTGTTTCGTAATTATCAAGCCCACTTACATGAGTGCTGACAACTACTATACTGTCATTAAGATAGGTTATGCTGCTATGCCTAGTATAGTATATCTTTGGGTATTCTTTATCTTCGATAGGGTGGCTACACCCAAATACTGTGGCTATTACCACAAGAGTGGTAATATTCTTCATAATTGTTCTAATTATTAACATTGTTATTAAAATAGTTAATTGTTTTCATTGTTATTACAATACAAACTATATTTGCATCGCATTTGATTTGGAAACTAACACCTCCAATCCAGCGAACTGTCATTCGCAAAATCTTATTCATTTCCTTGAGAAAGAATTAAGCCCATTGTCCTGCAAGCTTTGGGCTTTTTTTCTGTTATGCTTGACAGGGTATAACAGATTATCAGCTTGCTGGTCTTGCAGCTTGGCAGGCAAAACGGAAAGGAGGTGTTAGTGTGAAAAATCAAATGCAAGATGAAAGCGGCAAAACTCGTGTTTTCTGTCGATATATCGTAAAGAACGGCAAACGTATTTATCCTAAACATGGAAAATACTTTTCTTTCTTGGTAGATGACAAGAAAATTGCGTAATGCTTCCTTTCAAGGGATGTTGCAGGCATCCCTTTCTCTTTTTAAAACCTGCCATTTCTATCTACCATTCTCTTTTCAGCATCAGTGGCTTGTCTTTTGGGAAATTTTCCATGCCACTTCCCCGGTATCATACGCGGATTTTCCCCTTTACTGTCAAATATCAATCTTCCACACTCCGAGCACAACGGTTTTCCTTCAAACTCCTTTATATTTGCATCATACTCTATGGGAAAGATTTTATGTACAACAGGCCAATAATCCGATGTGGCTGTATTCTCAACACAACCACATTTGCTACAAATAAACAGTGGCATAATCAATATCTTTTTCCATTAAACATAGGTCTTAGTTCATTGTATCTCATCTTCTGCTCCACATGCCATATAAGGTCTATGTTCATATGCTTGGCAAGCCCGATGATTGATAATAACATATGACCTATCTGACTTTCAAAAGAATAATTATATTCATAAAAATAACGAATTGGCAATGTGGATATGGCGTATATGCTTTCAGTGAATGTTTCCCCGTTGCAGCTTTCCGTTGCCTCGTATATCATTTCCTCTGTAAAACCATTAATGTCTATCTTACGAAGCCCACACAAGTCAAACAGGCGTATGCATGCATCAGCAAGCTCGTCCCCCACACAGTCTTTGATATATTTTTCAAAACTATACTTGAAATCGGCATTGTAATGCGGCTCTTCATTCTCATAGGAAGACTTGAAAGATTCTCTGTCGGCACGTTTCCCTTTCCGATCCGCTTCTACCGCTTCCATAAGCTCTCCAACGATAAGGCAAAGGCAGTGTTCGTTACTCAATTCTTTATCATGGAAACCGTGCTCACAGGCGGTCTTATAAGCACGATCCCGTAGTTCGTTCAAATTAATATTACTCATTCCCTTATTCCTAATTTAATTTCTTCGTCCTTGATTATTTTCCCAATCTTGTCAGCTTCCTCATACCGTTCCTCCCTTATCAACTTTCTTTGCAGCTCCGAGAGCTGGTTAAGGAAAACAATATCGTTACGATCTGACACACGACGGACATATCTTTCTATATCATCCAGCTTATTCTCCATGCGTATATGCCACTTGCTTACCAAAATTAAAGTAAATGCTAGAGCACAAACATTTAATGAGGCAAGGATGAATTTAAATATTGATTCTGCTATTTCCATAATCATATAAGTTTTAATGCTTCCTGTAAACCTGCTTCAAGTGCTTCCTCGTAGCTATCCCATTCCTCTCCATCATTTGTTCCTTTATAAACAGAACTAGCCATATGAGTTCCATTGTCAGCTTTAGATATTTCGTATCCATAGCCACAAGCACAGTTGTATATACATATATGAATGTTCTTAGTTTCACGAAGCCACTTCTGGGCGATGGATTGTATTGGACAAGAATAGAATAATTTAGGTAAATCCTTACTAGTTCTAAATATGGTTTCCATCATCAAGCCTTTATCGTTAATGATATATTTGCAATACTCATTAAAGCCTTTCTCTTTCAGCAGTTTCGCTGTTTCTAATGTTACAAATTCTTCGGTCATGACTATTCTCCTTTCTTCTTTTCACATTCTTCACAATGTAATTTATAAGCATGGGCAAACATCTTTAACGTAACAGGCTCAAAGTGAAAATCTGCCTGTTTCCCTTCTATGACAACTGAAACACATAATTGGCCATCGCAAAAATCAATATATGCCTCACCACCTCCATCTCCGTTAATGGAAAGTGTTTGTGTCTGTACGCTATTCATAATTATTCTCCTTTAATCTTTTAATTAGGGCATCAGCGCAATTAAGCGAATATTTAGCGACTACATCAGAACAAACACCAATATCGTTTGCTATAACCACATTAACGATTTCTTTTGCCAATTCGTATCTACGCTGTTCCCAGTCGATAGTTTCACTAAAGAAATCAAGTTCTGATACTTTGAAATATTTATCATTCACCAATGCAGTGCCATCATCATATAAATCCTTGATATTTACAATTTCTCCTGTTAATTTTACTCTTGCTTTCATTGTTTAATCATTTATTATATTACCACCAAAACATTCCACCCCAAAATAATATAAAAATAATACCTGCTACAAGTTTGACAACAGCACCCAAACCAAAAGCACCGTCCTTACCATTAGATGCCCAAAACAACCAAAGTATTAAAACTATAATTGCCACTACATTATACCATGCTATTGTAATCATAATTGTTCCTCCTTTGTTTTAAAGTGTTCAATCAGTTCGTTTACGGAAGCCTTGTGTATTTTTCTACCTTCATTACATACTTCATCACCACATTTAAACCATAAATCCCCATCGGTAAACCATTGGTACTTGTCTGTATCATCCCTTAATGCAGCGATAGCTAGGAAAAGTTCCTCGTTAGCTCCGCAATCAACAAGGACATCTATTTCTTTAAGAGCATTTATATCATCATCGCGCCATGAATAAACCGAAATAATTCCAAACATACAAGTACATAGATTATGCCAACCTAAATATGGATTACAATAATAGCCAAGTTCTTTTAATCTATTTCTAATATTATCAGTATTTTTGCGTATGAAACACGGTGTTGTAAATCCCATAGTTATTCCTCCTTAATTATTCGCTCATTTATAATAAACTCTCCATGAATATCAATGGGAAGCATATTGGAAACACTCGCATGATAAGTCTTACCGTCCATTGCCTTACATAGTGGATGTATTTCTTTAGGCATAGGGGCAGGACATTTTTTACAATGTCTTATCATTTCAAAATGTCTATTTTCCTTATTGCCACAACATTCACAATGAATTGGATAGTAAAAATAAGTACGTTCCAACTGGGTTTCTTTTCCACATATTTCGCATCTGCCCCATTCTATTGAATTACACATAATTTATTCCTCCTTCTCTATCTTAATATCAGTTACTTTACCACGATTGACAAAACAGAAACAACCCATCGCATCACATAGATATGTTTCATGCTTCATCTCACACTCATTGCATTCCTTACGCAATGAACATTTACTGCAATCGAAATTTATATTGAACGATTCACTCATTTCATGCAGCACTCCATCAATTATTATTCCGTTCTTTATTTCCATGATTATTTGTTTTAATAAAGGGCGCATCCGAATAAACATAAAGTGTCGAATTTTAAATTTATTGTGAGTTTAGATGCGCCCTTCGGTTTTTTATTATTACTTTTGCTTTTGTCGAATTATTAAATTTATTGTTTATGAAATTAACACAAGAACAACAGGAAAAACTCCTACAAAAGATCCGTATAGGCAAGTGTCCTAATTGCGGATGTACAGAGGATAAAGTAATCAGCCCTCATGTTTATAATTTATTATCATTGGAGAAGGATAATAATGGTAATTTTATAGAAAGCGATGGACCGATAACCCACCTTGCTTTAGTAGCTGCCAATTGTCCCAAATGCTCATATACATCACTATTCAATTTAAAAACTCTTGGCGTTCTTTGATTGAAAATCTAGTGAATCATCATCACAAATTATTCCACCGCAACCAGTGAAATAGTTATCGGATGTTAAGTAAATGTTATTCACTACAACCTTGTAAGTTGCAGCACTGCGTCTTTTGCTTGATGCAGTGCTCTTCTTTTGTTTTCTGTTTCTTTTCATATCTCAATCTCCTTTCTCTTTAATTCGTTCAAGTACATCCCTGTTGGCTTCTAATATTTCATCGAAAGACGGGATGTACATCCACATGTCACACTCGTAGCCGTTCCAATCCTCAAATTCAAATCCTCCGTCTGTCGCAACGTATGGCGATTTCCCGGATGAAACAACGATATAGCCACTAACAATCGCTCCATTTGATACCATTCTGCAAAGGACAAGCTTGTTTGGTTCTGGCAACCGTTCCTTAACACTTATCCAAGGCGATTGCTTGGATTGCCATTCGGCACCTTGAACGAAATTAATCTCTCCAAACTTTGCCAAATCTTTACCGCTCAAAGTTCTGTCAACTGTCCTATGATTAAATAGGATATTTTCACTTGCCGCTTCTTCTACTGTCTGTTTCATATCTCTCCTTTCCATCTATCCTAGCAGCATATACATTACTACTAGGAATAGGTAATAAATTGTTGTTTTACTCATTACTATATCGTTTTACGCCTATTCATAAGGGTTTGTTTTACAGTAATTTTTATTTTCTGACATATTCAGTAGCTTATTTAAAGAATCATCTGAAAGAAGATGTTTGTTGCTAAAGTTTCCAAGCATTGAACGAGGTTCAATATTTTCATATCTCATAAATTTCTGTATCTCGTATATATGAAAAAGTAAACCTTCACAATCTACTTCATAGTATTCAATGCCATCGTCATTACTGGCCGATACTTCGTAACCAATCCATCCACCATCTCCAATATAAGTACTTATCTCAATATTACGGCAAAAACCGTAACTGATAAGTAATAGCCTTAATACATCTTTTCCACTCATATTCATTCCTATATCGGTTTTAAATATTAATCTTTTTCGATGAAAGTGTTAGTCGTGTTTATCACACCAGCAGAATCAACGCTCTTACCATCCCGGATAAACACTTTTTCTCGCATTAACTCTTCATAGTCATATAGTGACATTCCGATTACACACACACGACCATCAACATACAATTTACATTTCATTAATTCAGTTTCTTCTATCGGACCGATAACATCTATTTGAATTGTTCTTTTATTCATAATTTTCCTGATTTGAATTAATAATTTGGAATTAGTTGATAGGAGATGCGGTTTCGGTAAGGTTGTCTAAATCTCTCAAGAAAACTACTACATCTTGGATAACGGGTACTCCATTCAAAGCCGAAGTGGTCAGATTGATACTATAAATATCAATACTTGGATATTTATCGGTAAGTAGCTTATTTAGTAGCGCAATAGATTTGTCATTGTAGATAACCATCCTATCTTCTATCTCAAAACCTAACCGAGACAAGTATTCTTCTTTCTTTTCTTCTCCTGCCTTTGAAACACGGGAAGCGAAAACCATTCCACTCAATGAGATTTTTGCAACGTATTCTCCAAAATAAAAGTCACTAACATGCCCAAATCCATATTCAGTCCACCAATTTCTAAATGATGATACCATAATTTTCAAACGTTCTCTAACATCTTCGTTTGAAACCTTCTCCCCAAGCTGATGACGTAATTTTCGATTTTCATCATTCAATGAGCGGATTTGTTCAGTTAATTTCTTTTGTTTCTCTGCAAGTACACCTTCATATCCCATTCGGGTAAGAAACCTATTCACATTGTGGTCTGTCAGAGAAAGGATGTTTTCTTTCATTCCTTCGGTGAGCTGCCCTTTTTCGAGCATCGTTATAGCCAATCCTAAATTTTGCTGAATTTCTTTATATTGCTTTTTCAATTCAGTTATCAGTTCTCCGTTAGAATCTTCTACAATAGCTGGCTTATCTTGCCTGTTAAAATCAAGCTGTCTTTCTTTCATTTCTAATTCGTTTTGAACCATTTTCCTGATGTCAGGTAAATGGTAATTATTATCAATTAAATTCTTATTGTAATATCAGCAAGCTGTTAATCAACTTCCACTAACTCACCGTTTTCCAGTCTATACCATGTATCAGCCTTGACAACCTCACCATCAACTGCTACAGCCTTCCAATCAACAATATCATACGTATCATCCCTTTCCTCAGCTATGACCAAAATTGCACCTATTCCGCCTTTTGCCTGAACATTTCTCCCTCTTGCTACTGACAAACCATTAGATCCTGTTGAAGCCTTCCCTCTTGCCGTGGCAGCACCACTATCACCAGCCGTGGCAGCACCATAATTACCAGCCGTGGCAACACCTCTATAACCAGCCGTGGCAGCACCTCTATCACCAGCCGTGGCAACACCACTATTACCAGCCGTGGCAGCACCATAATTACCAGCCGTGGCAACACCTCTATCACCAGCCGTGGCAACACCATAATTACCAGCCGTGGCAACACCACTATTACCAGCCGTGGCAACACCACTATTACCAGCCGTGGCAACACCACTATTACCAGCCGTGGCAACACCACTATAACCAGCCGTGGCAGCACCTCTATCACCAGCCGTGGCAGCACCTCTATCACCAGCCGTGGCAGGTTTCCCCGGTTCCGCATTACACTCGTTAGTACACCGCTCCTTGACATAAGATACAGCTGCTTTCACAAGTCCCCTTATATCAAGCTCAGCACCTATTCTAATTTTTGAAGAACAAACCTTGTCACTTTCTGAATCGTCTATTTTACCACTCTGCTCAACCTCACAAAACCTTGACCCGGCTGGCGCATAGTAACCAAAAACATCCAGAGGATAAGGACATGCATGAAAACCTTTCTCGCATGCCTTTATGTAGCCTGTTTCTTCATACTCCTTACCTACTTCATACTTAAACCCTCTACAAGATAAATCCTTATCAAATGCTTTATAAGCCTTTATTTTCTGTTCCATGATATTGTTTATTTTTTCGTTATTTTGATATTGCGATATTTTTTTGTTCAAAGATCGGGCATTCTCTTCTGCCCAACAGGTGTATTCCATGAAGCCTGTAGCATGGCTTTTCGGGAATCGAATCGTATTTACGGTATATGGCACAACGGCGGCAGATGCGATGTATATTGTATTTACCTTTTACACCGTAACATACCACAGGATAACCGTCAGCAGTTTTCATGTTCCGCCTTTTTCCTTCGTTTCAGCTTTCTGATGAAAGCCTTGACCTTGTTCCTAACCATCTCTGTTATTTTGTCCGCATCCTCGGCAAAGGCACACTGGTAAACCATATCCGTGCTTTTTGACATGAAGTCCACCTGAGCTTTGGCGGCTTTCCCGCATTCGGGAACCTTGTCAAACATCTCTATACGGTAATCAGGATGATATTTTTTTAAAATCTCGTTACAGTCCATCGTAAAGGTCTCAACCATATCGCACAGCATGATGATACTGTTGGTAAGGACGTTTATCTCTTCCCTGTCCTCTTCCGACATTTCACGCATGAAATTATCCATGGATTCCGACATCCCCTCATATTCGGAAAGGTATTGGTTTATGACACGTGTTTCTATACCGTCCATAATCTGTTTGAGTTTCATTGCCTCCATATAGCGGTGTGACCTGAGAAAGGAAGCGTGCCTTTCCCTCAGCTTCAGCATCTGCCTGTCCTCATTGATCATCTTTTTCATCCGTTCCACCACATCCGCGGGGAGGTCGTTTACGGTTAGCTTATTTCTCATGGATTGCCCCCTTTCTTGTTGTTTGTATTCTTGTTTCCGTCCTCTTTCTTCGCCCTGTCAATCCATCTTTGGAATTTGGCAGCTACAAGAGGACAGTGGATGCGCAGGTTTCTGTCGCGTTCCGCTTCCCATTCACGTATCTTTATAAGCGTTTCGGTATTCATTGAAATAATGTTTTTTGAATTCTTGATAAAATGTACTTGTTAGCATCATTGTAGAAATTCCTGTCGATCTCAAAACCGTATGCCTTTCTTCCACATTGCGCAGCAGCCAAGAGCGTACTTCCACTTCCAGCTACAGGGTCTATAACTACATCACCCTTATCGGTGAAGATTTCAATCAGTCTACGAAGTAAGGGAATAGGTTTCTGTGTTGGATGTACTTTAGGATTATCATCATCTCTAACCCAGTCGAAGCAGTTGAATATCATCCTTCCATCATTATTGAATTTCGGTAGTTTATCTCTATATAACAACAAATCGTATTCACAATTACCAACAATCTTCATATTGGCTTTTAATACTTGTGCGGAAAAGTTCTTACGGAATACCAACGGAATGTATTTCATTAGCCCGTACTTCTTACCAAGTTCTATGAACATGAACTGCTGTTCGTATTCGCAGAATATTATCATGCAAGGGGATTTACCGGGTTTCTTCGGTTCTTTTACCATCATGTCACTGCAAAAATGCATAAACTCGGCAGGACGAAATTCATTTTCTGAATTAAAAAACTTTTTCCCTGCAAGATCGCTCTCTCCGTTTTTATTATCCCCATTTTTATACCATGAAGGATTGCTTGCATAAGCATTAGTACCCAAATTATAAGGTACATCCGCTATAATCAATTGTGCTTTAGGTAATTGATAGCTACGAAAATTTTGAAATGAATCTCTATATAGTTCAATATCTTTCATAATTACTTCTTTAAAAAACTATTGCATATTTGCCCATATCTGTCACAGGCACACACTCTATGTCCTTTAGCCTTACAATACGCAGAATTATCCCCGAAGTCCGAGGCATTCTTGCAATTCCGGCATTTGACATATACGAGTTCCGATTTGACTTTCTTTGCCATACTCATGGTGACATCAGCATTTTTCTGGCTTCCTCATCTCCGGATTCAGCCCGGCGTTTCAACTCTTGATATTCAGCATAAGAGATTCTGTTATTTCCACGCTCCTCTATCTCTTTTTCACGTTGAAGCCTGTATCGTTCACGCTCATGCCGCTCAATGTCAATCCTACGCTCCTTAACATACTCCAGAAGAGAGCATGAAATCTTCATCGGACCAATAGAACCATAAAATTGCCCATATTTCCCTAATTTGAATCTGGATATGAAGTTGCATATTTCAGCCAAATTCATCCAATAGTATTCACCTAGGACAAGAATACAAAGTTCATCCAGTTGTTTGTCGGTTATACCCTTTCCCTGCTCGGCGTAATCGTTAAGGCTGTCAAACTGTACTTTCAGCCACCTAAGTGCGTTGTCTTCACCATACACAGAACGGATGTTTGCAAGCGAAGGTATGTTATCATTCAAGGCAATATCCGCAAGTGTAAGATTTGATTTTGCCAGTTTGCCTTGCAAATCAGGATTGTAATCAACCGCCATCCGGGATGGTGTTGGGTATTTCTCCAGTAGAGCCAACTGCTTTTCGTTTAGCTTCTTGTTCTGCAAGGAATTTTGCATCCGCTTCTGCGAACTCAGCCATGAGTCTAGATTTTCTCCGCTCAGAATCAATTCGCTTCTGCTCGTAGATGTCTGTATTTTGTCTTGCTCCATAATTTTTTAATTCAAATAATCCCGCATAATTACTTGCAATCGACTGCTCAACCACAAGCCTTGCTTTATTGCAATCATTTCCACTCAATGTTAGCAATCGGTTGTAGCACATTTTTAGGGATTTTTCCGATTTATAGTTTTCTTTTCTTTCTCTCTTGTATTCAAGCCATTCCTTGAATATGCCCTTAAAATCTTCCGAAACAAAAGACAAATCAACTTCCTTGTTTTTGGGAATTATTTTCTTATCTCCGTTAGGAGATTCTTTATCTATATCATTTTCATTATCATTTTCATTAAGCTTGTTTTGGGTTGTTTGGGTTGAGTTTAACCCACTGGGTTGTTTGGGTTGTTTTGATTTGGCATTGCAATTCCCTATAGGAGCACCACCTTTACGCCCGTTGTTTCGGTTTCTCTCGACAATGCCATGGTATTTAGTTTCGTCTATCTCAAATTGATTGATGAAAAAACCCAATGCCATATCAATGTCCTCCTCTACCGTAACCTCCTCGCCAAGTTGATACTTGAAAATTGCACGAAATAATCGCCCAAGCTGTTTGTCTGATAATCTTGATATAGGTTTGTAGAAAGATTTATATATGATAAAACTATCCTTTGTCATTGCTTAATCTTTTAGGTGTTCTGTTAAGGTTTCCAATTGCCCAATGATATATGGTTTGACATCATCGCTGCAATTGACAACGAAGTCAATAATCTGTTCTGACAACTTATGCCATTCGTTTAATTCGTTTTGTTCCATAAAAGTTTAGTATTATAATTCAACTTCCTCAATTATAAATTCTATCCTTGGATTAAGCTTATCAATCAGCTTTCGTGCATTAATCTCCATACATTGCCGATCGTTCTTTATCGCCTTGCATCCTTGTAGACAGTCAAGTAAAATTTTGAAAGCATTATCAAGATCAGGACGCAAATTTTCGTGATACACATCCACTGTTAGTTTAAAGAAACCTTTTATATTCTTGTCCCTTAATCCACATTGTGCGTAGAAAGTTTGTTCATACTTTTTAAGTACATTCTGTTTTGCTAAAGAACCGCGCCCGTATAATGCTACTATCTTGTAACAATTCGACTTTGAAGGGATTTTTCCCCTTATAATTTGTTTATCGTATATCATAATCCAAAATATCTATTTGCCGCCAGCTCATCGTGTTGACGGATTGTTTCTACTATTCCCTTTTGCTGTTTACGGAAATTACGGTCATTGTCATACCTGCTATGGCATTCAGGACAGCCAATTCGCAAGTTCCATTCTTCCGTAATGTATTCAGGATAAAGTGATCTAGGTAACAGGTGCATCAACTGTGGTGTGGATGTATATTTGTGGCAAATACAGCAATACTGCGGTAGATCCCTTTTTATCCTTGCAAGTTTACGGTTTATTGTACTTTGTTTTTTGCTTATATGTTTCATTCCAATTAAAAGCCCCGAAGCGTATTCTCCGGGGCACAACCATTATTTATTAACCCATGCCATTTATGTGTGGCTCACATTTATGAGGGATAAGCAGGAGTCGAACCTACACAAGTATCGTCTGATTTCTCGCTTTCGTCCATAGATTGGCTATCCTATGATCTTTAAACTACTCAACAAATGTATTACTCTCAGCTACGGTCTTGATGACTTCCATTTCTATGTACACTTGAAATTTCCATTCATTAGTCTTAGCACCCTATGACCATTTTATCCCATGTTTGCCCACCCTATCTTCACAGACCGGGAAAGCATAAAGTTTATAAAGAAATGAATCTAAAATTATCCTCACCGTTAGGTTCTTCGTCCGGAAGGTCATTTCCGAAATCCATCGGAATGAACCAATCTGAAATAAATTCTTCCATAACTAAATCAAATCAATTATTTTGGTTTTAACAATCGCATCCAATCTCATATCAGACAAACCTTGTGAAAGGTGTTGTTCCATCAAAGTGTTTGCCTCCTTTAAATCCTTTGCGCAAACCAAATTATAGTATTTCAATTCTTTCTTATTGCCGTTCTCATCAATCTGAGTATCTACAATGGTAGCCTTGAAGAATGGTTTGTCTTCTGTCTTTTCGTTGATTATCTCAATGATGTTTGAACGTGAAATGGAGAAGACATCAGATTCCATATTATCGGATGCGTACTGTTCGATCCCTTTGGCTTCCGCTTCTGCAAAAAGTGAGCAGTCTGTAATGAAGTGTTCTTTTACTTCTTTTTCAAGACCGTCCTTGTTAGGTTTCATCACCTTTAACTTTACCTCGTAATACATATCATTCCTCCTTTGTCTTGTTACGTTCCTTAATCATTGCATCAGCTATCTGATAAGCTGCTTTAGCCTGTCCTTCATGATTGTAGTTTATAACACTTTCTTCTTCGGATGGGAAAAACAATGTTATAACTCTGTTCCATAAAGTTCTCCTGCGTTTTGCTGTCATCATTATGCACTTCATTGCTTCAAGCGCAATATGATCTCTTGATATATTGCTTTCCATAATCAGTCCTCTTTTTGGTTGTTTAACCATTCTTTATGACTTTCCTCGTAATATTGGGGTATTATACCATTTCGCATAAAATCTATGTATTCTTGTATAGTACAATCATCCCAATCAACTCCGTTGTCTGGTATATCTTCCGTTTCTGATGTACAAAGAGTGTATTCAAATGGATTATACCCACTGTTGAGCCCATATTCTTCAACTATCTTGATTACATTTTCATCGGTGGTTATTTGTTTGATTTCACTTTCAGCCACACACCCGGATATTTCAGAGTGTTTGCCAAGTACTTCACCGAAGTAAACACTGATTTTGTTATTCACTAAGTATTCGACATCTTCTGTGTCTGCAATAAATACTCCTTCAAGATTGCCCATTCTTCCGCAATCGAAGTCCATTTTAAATAATGCTTTCATTTAATCCTCATACTCTTTTATAATTCTACTAATCAATTCTTTTTCCCATCCTTGAATAAATCCATTCTCGTCAATATTCATAATGATGTAGTCGCCATATCCTTCATCTGCCGGACACATAATCTTAGGTACATAGCCGTCATAAGAGGTGATAACATTTTTGTTTCCATCAAGAATATCACAATAAAAATCATCGCACACTTTATAGTGAACATTGGCAGTTGTTCCTTGGGACCAGTTGACGATTCGTCCTGTTTCAATATCTATCAGTGGCCGCCAACGCCAGTTATTACCACGCAGCACCATGTGTTGTTCTCCCATATATTCGGCACAAGGCATTTGGGGGCTTCCGTCCGTTTCTTCACAATCGGTATCCTCCATACCGTTGATGTATCCGTCATTCCAATAGCGTACACCTGCATCCACTTCTAAGTAGACCGCTTCAAATTCTGTTGGTTTGTTGATTGTAATTTTCATATTATTTTAATTGATTAATAACTTGTCTTTTGATTTTCTTGTACAGCTTCCCGACAAAACGGCCATGTTTCTCTGTTCCGTAATCGGGCAACTCATTTTTATAAATATGAAGAAGTAACTGGATGAGAAGCACTTCTTGTTTTGTCAAAGTAAGTTTCATGATAATAACTTAAAGGAGCGATTCTATATCGCAAAGTTCAGCATATATCAACATCAGCCATACTATTATTTGTAACAGGATAGCCATATAATTATCACTGTCATTCTTGTAAAACAATATCAAGAAAGATATTGCCATAATGATAAAGGCACTAATTCGTATAATCATTGTTTCAGATATGAAATTTGTTTTGTTCGACCTCTATCTCCATCAACTGAATCAAACGTTCTTCGTCTGGACATGGGATATATATGCCACATTGGGCACTCGCGAAATTCCGAAACCGCTCAATAGTTAGGCTCATCTCCGCGCTGTCAAGATCAGAAGAACTTCGTAGATACTTTATCCGACCCAAAAACTTGTCTTCTCTCTCACGGACGAAAGTGTCTTTGTTGCAGAGAATCTTGTAATAGTTCCGCTTTACATATTCCATCGTTTCACCGATTTGGCAACCGAAATAAGCAAGGCATATATGGAGATACTTGTTCTGGCTCAATGACCTTTGGGGTTTCTTTTCCGTCAATTCAAACACCTTCTGTTCCTTTATCAGTTTCTCCAGCTTCGCTCTTGCCTGCTGGACGTGGAGAGGATTAGAGCCATCGTACTTCATCAGAAGGGCAAATCTAGATCATTATCCGACACGCTAGGAGCATTATTTATATCCTCTGGGGTGGGTGATGTATTCTGAGGTATAAACTCTTTGAGGTCCCCGCAGACATAGTTCCTTCCTTCTACCCGTTCCTCCTTTTTAGGGGAACAAGTGATGAAATGCGTATGCCCAAACCGGGATTTCTCTTTGCGTTCGATAACAGCCACATTCACATAGATTCTTTCAACTCCATCTTTACACTTAATTTTCTTCATCTGCTCACGAGGTATATCAGAGAGACAGATAGAACCACTTAAAATTGCCATAATTAATTTTCTATTTTTTCTTTTAATAAATACTTGGTTAAATCTCTGTATTCTACCCACTCTAAAAAAGAGTGTAATAGATTCATATTATCCTGCTCCATACCATCATAACGATAACATGTAATAGCAGGCTCATAGCGTTTCAATGGAAGTCCTCTGACATCATATCCATGCTTATCTTTGTCGTATTCTTCAAAGATGAACAAGTCAAAGTGAAACACGTCTAAATTGAATAGCTGGAGATAAAATCGCCATTGGCAAGAATTGATGTAATCGGCATCGGTAGGATAAGAATATTTAGTCTTAATATCCCTGATCTCCACACCATTCACCATATCGGCACATCCTGTTATAATAGCATCTCCAAAATCCTTATACAGTCTTATCTCATGAAAAGCATTCGGGTATTCGTTACGATAGGAAAGCGCGGTCTTGCATTGTGCAATATCCATAATCACTTTATCACCTTCAATGTCAAAGGATCTACCACAAGGAACAGGCTCTTTTTGTTCTTTATTATAATGGAGGAAGGTACGTTCTCCTGCATCTACTTTATCACATTTCGGTGTACCTTCTTCCACTATTTTATGAAATGCCTGTCCAATTTTTGTATACACATTACCCGTGAACTTGCCTGTTATACTGTCAATAACGGATTGCTCCGTTATCTCATAGTTGGCATAATCGCTTTGCTCTATGTACTTTCGGAATGCTTCTAAAATTGTTACGCGAATTAGCGGTATCATACTTTCACGAATAACTTTTTATCTTGATCGAAAGTGAATCCTTTTGCTGCAAGACTCTTCTGCATCTCAGAAAAGAAGGGTACTCGCATAATTTTAGGTAATAGTTTTGTAGCCTCCATCAAGGCAAGAATATCTTCATTGGTCATTGCGGCGGCAAGCTGTTCACGTATTGCCGCAAGCTGTTCATTAGCTTTTGCTTGTGCTTCTCCTTTTCCTTGAATTGATATCTTCACTTTCGATATAATGTCAGACATACATGTATCAAACTCGGTTGTTCCATAATCAGGTATTACCACAGTTCCAAGTCCTGCTACATTTTTGCCTACAAAATTATCCAACGGTGCAAATGAAATAGAACGTTTCCCATTTTGTATGAATACATATCCAACTTGGTCAGCTATCCTGACAAGCAGGTCTTTTGATTGCCCTGTGCAATCCGGAGAGTGCTTTATCACATCACCGTCTGCCGTTTCCTTGTCATGGCATATAAAAACAATGTCAGAACCATTCGAGCGAAGAAAGTTGACGAACTCTTTAAAGTCCTCGCCCATCTGCCCAAACCGTTTTAAAGTATTTGTTTTCAATTTATAATTATTGTCAATAGCATATTGACTCAGATAATCGTCTATCATTGATTTGGCTGTATCGACAACTATTGTTTTGTAATCTTTCATAGATTCACGTTCTGAATCAATATCTTTCCAACATTTAGCCATTATGGTATCACAACGTTGTACTGCGCGGTCTGCCCCCCTGTCGCAATCTATCAATAAAGGATTATCCGCTGTTGTAGCTACTGAGGTTTTCCCACTTCCGGGTACTCCATATAATACAATAATTACAGGACGCTCCGGTAAAACATCATTTTTCTTAACTATAGGCATAATATTTAAATTTTAAAATGTTCGCTTTTACCAACACAAAAAAGGCAGGTCCGCAGTCCTTACAAAGTTCCGCTTCCTGCCATGATATCTTTCCAATTCTTCAAGTTCGTTTTCTAGAGAATCGATTTCTTCATTAAGCAAGGATATATATTTACCTTTACAGTCAGCATTGAATGTGAGCCTTACCGATTCCTCACTCATTGACTGGACTATATCAAGCTCTGAATAAAGCTTTTCCAATTCATCGCTTATCTGGCTTATAGTTCTCATACCTTTTCAAGAAATTGGATCGGCAATGAGCATACACCTTTCATATTAGGATATTTGACATCAGCATATCCGTTAGCGATATAAACAATCGTACCTGTCAGCGTATCACCTATCTCACGTACTTTATCACCTTTCTTCATAACCATTCATTTTAAGTTTATCTAATTATTGTGGCAATGGTTTCCAAAAATCAATGTCCCATGCCCGGTTAGTATTTCCACATATCCAAATGTTCTTCTTATGCTCACTATCGAATACCAACATCCCGGTATTCACAAATTTCCCGGAACTCTTCACAAGCACTCTTGTGTCCAATGGTGGAGGATCTTTTTCTGCATTCCTCCATTTCATGGATTCCAAAACAAATTGAGCACCTTTCTCAAAATCCACCGATGCTGTTCTTTTGTGCGTAATCCCATGTATACCATTTGCATACTCTCTGGCTTTCTCCTTTATTATATTTATATCCATAATTTAACTTGTTTCCAATTAAAAAGCTCCTGTTATCTTCACAGACTACAGGAGCAAAACCTAAACGACTTAATCTATCACTTATGATAACTTACAGCCACCGTCAGCGGAATCGAACCGCCGTACTATCCGTTAAATGAAAGTAGAGATTAGAACAGATGATTATTTATGTTTATTACCTTAGACAGTACCAACCATGGACGGTGAAATTCCGTACCTATATTCACACACCGGCACGGACAGACAACATTAACTTTATGAAATAACAAAAAAACTAGATGAAAAAATCATTCATATTCCTTTAACTCTTTATATGTCATTACCACCAATTTCACACAAAATAATGAGATAATAGAAAATATAATCACCGATACGGATTTTATAGGGCTTTCCGTAACTATCGCACCATAAATCATTCCTAAGGAGCATAGTGCGGCAAATATAGACATGATAAAATTAGCTGTTTTCATAATATTATTTTGGGGGAAGTTTACTGAACCACTGGTGGAAGTTCTTGTATTCGCTTCATTATGTTAGATACTTCATCCGCATCTACATAGCCGATTACATCATTTGTTATTGAAGTGTTATAGCAAATTCCATTATTATCAAGAACTGCAACCTCATAAGTATCAATACCGTTGGAGTAGAACAAAGTGCCTTTTAATACACTTATTCCATATCCGTTCTCAAACTGCATTTTAGCATGCTTTGCGTTCATATATTCCTCACGGATGGAAGAAGGTAAGAGAAATGCATTTTTAGTCATTTCATGTTGTTTAAAAACCAAATCCTTGAATTGTTTTAGTTCGTTCATGTCATTTTAATTATGAGTTTGTTCCCCTCAACGGCTTAAACCGGTTGTTACCCCGAATCTTACGGGAGGGGATATATTAGACCTTCCGGCGGTACTTGTGCCCAACCAAGTTTACTTAATGCACTAAGGACAAATCGGTGCACCGAAAGTATGTTCAATCAATTATTATAGACCCTCAATACGTCACGGCATCCCTGCTGGTATTGACTCCTATAATCAGTCCGTTTGTCTGCATTATACGGCTTATGAGTTACACCATATAAGCATTTACAATGTGTGAAAGAACTTTGAACAGTTCCCCCTCAACGGCTTAAACCGGTTGTTACCCCGAATCTTACGGGAGGGAAGAAATAATAATCAAATCACTTTATGTTTCTCTATGTACCTTTGCAATGAATTTACATTGTACCATATCATTCTCCCATCACGACAAAACGATACTTGCCCACTCTCCCTAACTTTGCGCAGATAATCATCAGCACAGCCTAGGAAACACATTGCCTCTTCCCTGCTTAGCCATATCTTATTGACGGGTTGGACTTTACCGTAATTTATATTTACCTTTTTCATTTTGCTTATTCTTAATAAATTATTATCTGATTCTTGTCACAATGGTACCGTCAACACCACTTCTAGATATAAAGTTATATCCAATCTTATTCAATCTAGACATAGTGGCACGTACAACATTTTCTTTTATTGCTTTACTTTTAATAAGCCTTGTTTCTCCGACTGCTATACTTTTTAATGTTTCAGCAGGTGATATTTTTTTGATAACTATCGTATTAATATTTTCCATTATATTTGTTTGTTATTTTATTTTTCTTTATGTTTGCGAACGCTGTTATTTAGCAACTTTGTTGATATTGTTGTTTATTAACAGCATTGCAAAGATAGATATTGTTGGTAATATACCAACTTTACAATAGATATTTAACATATAATTAACATTTATGGAAACAAGAGAACGTATTATTTCGGCTTACAATTATCTAAAAAATGTAGGTATTATATCATCTCAACAAAATGTTGCAGATAAAATGGGAGTTAGGAAAGAAAGTGTATCTAAAGCGTTTAGTGGTAATAAAAGTTACCTCACCAATACTTTTATTCTTAAATTTAATAATGCTTTTGATAATATGTTTAATAACGACTGGCTTATGGAAGGAAAAGGAGAAATGCTAAAAAACAATCAATCCATTGGAGATATCAAGAACTCAAGTGTACATGGGGTTAACGTAAACGGTAAGGATATATATTTAGAATGTCCATTTGACAAAAACGGCATGGAAATTATTGTGAATATGATTAATCAAAACCAAAAGAATATAGAAATGTCTCAGGAACAAATAAACAGGTTGATTGCATTATTGGAAAAAAAGTATAATTAAGAGTAAATAATGAATTGCTATTTCTATTATCAGAAGTACAACAATCAAGGTTGATTGATAGAATACACTTCATGAAGAAGATTAGATTTAGTTTCTTCTAGTATTTCAAAACCTTTTCTTGATTCTTCTGATTCGATATAGCGTTTAGTGCTTTTTCTTTTTTTCATAATTCGCTCTTTGAAATGTTTACAATCGGTTATTAATGACTATCTTCCCCTTCCAACTCTTGTTCTTGGAAGATTGTATTTCTTTACAATATCTTCGTAAGCAGAATACGCTAAACTATCAACGTGCTCGTTATACTCATTACCGTTGTGCCCCTTCACCCAAACAAAACATATTTCACGAAGCGATGCGGCGCAATGATGATAAAGGCTTATTAAGTCTAAGTTCTTTTTAGGCTTCTTGCAGTTCGTGAAACTTGTTATGCAATATTGAGAATCGGTATATACGGTTAATGTAGCTCCTTTAGGAACAGATTTAACAGCACTTATTATGGCAAGCATTTCCATGCGGTTATTCGTAGTGCCAACAAATCCTTTTTTAGACTCTTTTATTATTACACCGTCTTTAAGTATTATATAGGCAGAACCACCTTCTCCATAAGGAGATATGTTATCACAGCTACCATCTGTGTATGCTTCATATTTAAGATTTGTTTCTTTCATTGTAATTATATTAATAATGAGTTATCTATTAAATAATAACCTGCTTTGATTTGAGGTAGGGGACTTGAGCAAATCATCCCCTTACCCGTAGAGAGTGTTTTCTCTCTTGCGGTTCGGGAATGATTCAAGAGAATGAGCCCGTCATCTCGGCTTTTTCGTCTCGGCTCTGAATTGGGTGCTTCCAATCTCGGCTTTCAGCTTCTACAGAGTTGGTTATCTCGTAACCTGCACCTGCGCACCAGTCTGCTTATTTCAATCGACTGCCTTCTTTCGTGCATCCCCTCACGGGCTTTCACCGTGAAGCTTCGGAAGGTTGTTTTAAATCTGTTATTGGTCGAACGTATTTTCCCCGATAGCCCTGCTGTATCCAATTCATGGAAAGCATACAATAACCGATTGTATGGATTTAATCTAACTTATAGGAAAGAAAAAATCCGTTGCTAAAGTAACGCGGCAACGGATTTTCATATAGAAGGCCCACGTTAGGGCGATTGTTTAATCATGTGTCTGTTGCCGCGTTACTTGCAACGGGTACAAAGGAATATGATTAACAAGAGATATCCAAAAGTGTTAACAATCGTGCGATATTCCGTTTAAGGCGGTTATAATCCGTTTTGGGTTGTTGTGGTTGGTTATTGGGATTATCATATTTAAATTATTTAATAACATTAAACATAAATAAGCAAAGGCACTCTACTTATCGCAAGCAAAGTGCCTTTTCATTTGAACGTTGGTCGTAACCTCAACGTGCTCTTATGCTAATTGTGGCAATATATTCACTTTAATCAACGCATCACGAAGAACAGATATAGTTGATAAATCATTCTTGAATACTTCGATGTTGTCCTCGGTAACAAGAGATGCGTAGTTGAGTATCAGTTGAGCAAGATCATCAGCAAGTTGCCTAGGTGATTCCATCTCATTGAAAAGTTCTTGAATGCTGGACAAATCGTATTCTTTCTTGTTGCTTTTATTTAATTCCATATTTTTTGTGTATTTTAAAAGTTTACAATCTATTAATTAACAACATTGCAAAATTGAACATGAAATATGCACCCACCTCATAAGAAAAGTGGGTAAATGAATTTATGTGGCAAAAAACAAGGTTACGCGGCTGGATTCAGCTCACCTTTTATCTGCTTGATGGCTTTCTTCACGTCCCAATCATTTTCATATAGAGCAATAATGAAGCGTCTACCTTTCTGCGTCCATACAGTATATGTGTTGGTATGGGTATTACCTCTTTCACTTGTGAAAATATTGGTTCTCGTTTCATGCATACCCCATTTGTCGTATGGTGATTTTAAGAGCCACTGCCCCGACTGTTTGAACTGTATTCCAAGTTCTTTCAGTTTGCTATTTAGTTTCTCTGCCGACATACCTATCTCTTTTGCTATTTGAGTTGCAGTAAGAGCATTCACACTCTGCAAGTGGTTGTCGTAGTAGTTGACTTTCGGAGCGGCTTTCTTGATTTCCTCTGTCTGAATCTCAATGGTGACTTGTTGTTGTTCGGTTTCAGCTTCAAGCTGCTTTAACCGTTCCTCTCTCTTGGCAAGGGTAGCTTGTGCGATGGTTAGAGCACGTGCCATGATTTCTTCGGGAGTGTCGTCCTGCTTGGTGGCGAGGTAGCCGCCTGTCTTGCGGATGGACTTTAAAATCTCCTTTACGCCTTTCTTAAATTCTTTGGCAATTGGCTTGCGGGATTGCATTAAGACTTCATATAAGCCATCTTCGGTTAAGAACCAAACTTGCTGATTTCCACCGGGGGTCGGAAGATTGTTCCGAACCTTTTCATCGTCATCAACAAGGTTTACTAATTTGTTTACGCTACTTTGGTCATACTCGATACACTCTGCCACTTCTTTGGCAAGGAACAACGGATTTTCGGCAGTTCCGTAAACCGTGAATTTGTGCCCAAGCAACTCAGTTTCGCTTAGGACTTGAATAGGTTCTGTTCGCATAACAAAAAAAATGCACCTACTACGAGCTGCGAACAAAACCATAGGATTTTATTTGTGGACGTTTCCATTACCACACTCGGTAGGTGCAATATCTTAATATAAATAAAGATAATACTCGATATGTACTGGCAAAAAATAAACTCCAATGATGAAGTCATAGGAGTTTGCCGCCCCTATAATTTTGTTCGCACTGCAAAGTAAAGCATAATTTTTGATATGGCAAAACTTTGCAGTGTATTTTTCAAAAAAGCCACGATAGTGTTTACCATAAATATCATTTCTAGTTATATGCCTAGCTATTCCAATTGTATCTTATTTTTTTTACAATATTTCTCAAAAGCACGCTTCCCCTTCTTTATGCAACTAATGTCACACCTCCTATTTTTGCCACCAAAAGAAACTACAAGAAACTTTATTGCCGTAATTCCTACAGCTCCTTTCCCGGATTTTACTATCATTAAGTTATATCCATTTATATCTTCAGTATATCCATCTGTGTCTTCGTGCTCTTCTACAAATTTTGAAAAAAACTTCATCATATCATACACTTCTTGGGCTGTTCCAGATATAACATTAAATCCGTCAAGGTAAATTGTTTCGGAAAACATTAGCGAAAAAACCTTTCTCCCATCATTATATGTTGATACTCCAGACGTATATCCACATCCATCATATATTACTTTAACAACCCTCCCGTTCCCTTGCGAATAAGAAGAGCAGATTGAAATAAACGAAATAAACATCAGTAATAAAATCTTCTTCATACCATATAGCTTTAATTGTTATTCAATGAATCAACGTAAACGCAATCCTCCCAGTATTTAGGAACATAAAGATTTTCAAGCCCTACCATCATCCGAAATTTCATAAAACGACTGATATAGACGGGAAAGGACTTCTTCATAAAACTTATTGGAAAGTTCATCGCTTATACCGATACCAATAAGATAGTCATAGGTGTTGGCAATCACATAATCAAAACAGGTATTTGCATCATCTTCCATGGATACTTTATCAACCTTATCACCTAAATCTACAAGAAACGTATATATGGCATTCCGTATTTTCGGATTTATCTCACGCATATTATCGTCTGACAAATACTTCCAATGAAAATTCTCTATGCCATTCCTCACGTGAACCGCAATAGCTTTTGCCAAACGATTCTTGTCGCATAATATTTCGCTTGCCATTTGTTTCAATAACGCTTTGTCCTCTTCGGATATTTTTATTTCCATGATTTTAATCGCCTTTCTTGTTCAACAGCCTTTCTTCCGTCTGCTTCAATGTATTTTTCTTGATATTTAGCTGGTGCTCCACTATAAGGTCGTAGTCACAATTACCATCACCACCTTTGCTTGTCACCACCAAAAGCTCCAATAGCATCAAGAACAGAAAAAGAAATGCGTAAAATCCTAATGCTATTTTGCTTTCTTCAAGAATACTGAACAACGCCTGCAATTCTTCCAAAAAACCTGTGTCTGCTTCTTCATAGTCTTTACGAACTACATCGGCTACCTGCATTTTTGCTTGCTGGTACGAATTTAGCTGTTTGTTGTAATCTTTTAAAGCATTCTCGTTGGCTTTAGCTTGACCACTTAGCGGATTTTCTACATTTCTCTTGTTTACGCTCGTCACTTTTTCTTCTATTGGATTCCCATCCTTATCAACCCCAGTCTGCTTTGTTGTTGTACTTACATCCGTAGCCACAATAACAGGATTCTTTGATAATAATTCATAAATCCTAATATTCTCTCTTCCTATGGAATCTATCTGCTCAGTAACCCTCTTTATGTCAGCATCTAAATATGCCATACGCTCAGGAATCGCTTCATTAATCTGTTTTGCTCTTATTTCCTTCATCTTAACGTCAATATCATTCTTGAAAATGATTTGGTCAAAGATTGTAGAGCCTAAAACTGCCATTAAAAAAGCTAATAACCCTCTAATAAATCCCATCCATCCGAGCTTCCCAACGGTTAATATAATAAAACGCTCTATGCAAATTATGATAGTCGTAAACACAAGCGATATGAGTATCTTACCATGTAGGCTTTCGATACCAACATATCTGTCCGCAAAGCAAAAACCAATAGTACCCCAAATGATAGAAAGTATAATGATTGCAGATATGTATCTTTTAAAAGTCCTATGACTTGCTTCTCCACATTCCTTCAGTATATCGGATTTCCATCCGATAATAAAGCATCCTATTTTAGTAAGTATTCCCATAACCGCACACTATCGTATAAATGATTCAGATTTGGCAGCAACACCTTTAAGGAATCCTCTCTCGTATGAATCAATCATGCTCATCATCTTGCTTTCTCCTACGTCAAGGGCATCCTCCATCTCTTTTATCTTTTTAAGGTGTTCGTTGTATGTTTCTTTTCGTGCCTTCAATGACATGGAAGAGGAAGTTAGCCCCTGCGTTTCCACAATATCAATCTGCACGTTTATATCACGTATATCGCTTTCGTATCTCAGTCTTACTTGTTCAAAAAGCATTTTAAGACCGTTGTTTATAATCTTCTTCTTTGATTCCTTATACTGTATGTCAGAGTTACACATTGCATCATTGTAACCATCTTGCTCATAGTCAGTCTGTATGTAGGAGTATATGACATCAATAGGCATACCGGTACCATATTTAATTGTTATAGTATTGCTTTCTAGATTTGGCTCTGAATCATCAACAAAATCCTCTCTTCTAATCTCAGGCAGAATTTCCTTACTATTATCCTCCACATTTGGCAATCCAACAACTTCTGTGTTATTAACTTGGTTGCCCTTCTTGAAAAAATTAAAAAGTCCCATATTTATTTATTGTTTTAGTTGGAATATCAAATTTTGCATGTCCTCTTTGGTGGCAAGAACTACATAGTGTAATAAGATACTTATCATTATATTCCCACGGCCGAAGTTTCCTCCCATTTTTATCAATATGATATTGCTTATGATGTACAACCAAATTTTTTTCACTTCCACATATTGTACATTTATATCCATCTCTTTCTAATATATGCATTCTCTTTTCACGCCACCTTTCATCAAACAGAAGTTCTCTATATGAACCGTGATTAGAATAATATTGTTTCATTTTCTCAACCCCTTTCTAAAACTACTGTTTGCACTCCTTGAACTCTTCATAAGTCCACCTTTTACAACCCAAATGATAACCGCAATAAAAAATAGTATGTCCATAACAACATTACATTTTAGTTAAACGTTGCAAAATTACAACATAATTCCAAACGGTCCAAAAATAAGAGGTATGTTAGATCGCATGAAAAAAAACTAAATAAAAATTTGTCTTTGCAATATAATGTATTACTTTTGCAGTATAACATAATACAATATATAGAATGGAAACAGTAATAAGAAAACAAACATCGTTCCGGCTACGTGAAGATTTGCTTCAAGTATTGCAGGAACACGCAAAGAAGGCAAACAGAAGCCTAAACAATTTTGTAGAGAGCACTTTGATGGATGCGATGTATTCTTCACCAAATGAAGAAACGGTTGCAGCCATAAACGAAGCGCGTTCTGGCAAGTATTCTGGAACGATAGACACTACAGATTTTGATTCATTCATGAAATCTATCAACGAAATAGAATGAAGACGATCCGTTATAGTACAAAGGCAAAGAAAGATTTGAAGAAGTATAGGAATGACGTCCAGCTAATGAAAGCCTTATATGATATATTGAAAAAGTTAGCAAACGGTGACATCCTTCCCAAAGAATATAAAGCACATGCCCTAATAGGAAACTACAAGGACTGCAGGGAATGCCATATCAAAAATGATTTTCTTCTGATATGGATGGACACAGAACACGATGCAATAGAAGTTATCAGAATCGGAAGTCATTCCGAATTGTTCTAAACATATATTTACTCAAATTTCGCCCTCAATACAGACAAGCATATTAGATTTTCTTTTGTCAATCCTACACCTTTAATGCGAATCAATCCCAAACAGCCCCCACAATCGGAAATCAATATACCGAGTTGGAGGCTAATATTAATTATTATTTCTCAATATTAGCTCTGATCTGTTTAAGTAACAAAAATGCCCCTTCCATCTTATAATTACCCAGACATTGTTGGGCTTGCATAATACAGCTTTCGACAGTGAGAGCTAAATCGGGAGTAAATGCAGATTTATTTATTTGCATTGTTTTGGGAAGTTGGCTAGCATGATCATTGAACCATGCAATCATTTCATTCAATTCTTCCTCTGTGTAACTTTGTCTTTTCTCAGCCATACTATAAAAATTTAAGCTATTATTACAGGAACAGCAAAATTAAAAATCTTGTTTAAAATATGCATATTATGAGATTGATTTATTCATGATTTAGACTTTTTTAAGCCACCCGATATATAATCTATCACTTTCCTGTTAGCCTCATCAATCTTATCCCTGTCGAAATCAATGTATATATCTGTAACATCACAACCAAAGGAGTGTCCCAAAGCTAAAGATATCACATCTTTAGGGACATCCGCCTTATGTGCTAACGTAGCCCAGGTATGCCGGGCCCAATATGTTGAAAGTTCGGGGAACAATGGTTGCTTACTCTTTTTCCCACCAAGCCCTTTTCGTTCAAACGGACCTATCCCTTTAAGATTCTTATTCATCCTATGGGTAAAATCATGATAGTCTCCATAGTTATCTAATATATCTAGCAAATGAGTTTTACCTTGATACCTATCCAATATAGCTTGTGCTTCCGGCTCTATTTTAATAGAGTAAAACTTCTTTGTTTTCTGCCGATAATATTCTATACGTCCATCTATTATATCCTTGTGTTCAAGTAAAAGCAAATCACCTATATTTATTCCAACAAGATATACAATCAACATAAATATATCCCTGTATTTCTTTTCAAACTCCTCACAAGGATAATCACGCAATAATCTCAATTGTTCAACAGATAAAGCACGTTTTCTAGTTTCTTCTTTTTTTATCTTATACTTTCGAAAAGGATATAAGGTAGTAATTTCTTCATCAATAGCATAATTGAATACTGCACGAATGTTACGCAGGTGAATAGAATAAGCGTTTACTTTCATCCCTGATTCAGCCATCCAACTTTCAAAATTAGACAGCCATTTCCTATCCATTGTGTCAAAGGTGCATTCCGGATCATATTCAAGCAGTTTATTTCTAGTTGTATTATAAACCGTTTTTGTTCCTGTATTACTCTTTATGGAAACAAACTCATCAAGATAATCTATAAAACATCTTGTTTTTTTTACAACCTTTTCATCAAATACATATTCGCTGATTATCTCCTTGGCTTTAGCGGAAGGCAAAGAAGATAATCTAGCTTCATCGTCAATAATCAACTTTTCAGCTTTATTCTTCAAACTGACAAGCCTTACATTCTTCACTTTATACTGTGGTACAGATTTGTCCAAATAAGACACTTCATTAAACTTTTCAGAAGACGGTGTAGATATTCCGGTGGAGAAAACAAACCTCGTTTTCCCTATCCGTATCACAAGAAGAATCATCTGAGACCCATCCTTCTTTGCTCTTGTATCAGGTATCAATCTTACTGTTGCCATTGTTTTGTGACGTTTTTGTGACGATAAAGATACATAATACCCCCCAAATAACCATCTTAAACGGAATATTTTCTTTGATAATAATATAAAAAAAAGCACTTACCATTAGATAAGTGCTTGATATTCAGCAGAGCGGCAAACGGGACTCGAACCCGCGACCCTCAGCTTGGGAAGCTGATGCTCTACCAACTGAGCTACTGCCGCATCTCTAAAACGGAAACAAAAGTAATATATATTTT